TTATGGGCTTGCCGTTGCTTACAGGTATGTACACAAAGAACGTGGGCATTCCTTATTTGGTAAGAGGCATCGCCAAACGCCCAGTAACTCCACAAGGAAAATGCCCACGTATATACGCAGGCATCCACCATTGCTTTTGAGTTACTTAGAATTTTTGGCGATTTTCTTACCTCAAAACAATAGCAAACGCTATAAATTCAATATGTCGCTACAAAGATAGTGAAAGTTTTTATTCATCGTGTAATGTTTGTTACTCAATTAGATAAACCTCCGTATGAAATTCAACATCCGTTTCTTGAAAATGATAACAACAGCCACAATGATTGCTACCCAGAAGCCTTTCATCTGTGTTTGCTGCCACCATGTAAGCTCCCGTTCAACAGGAACTGTAACCTTAATTTCCCTATCTCGATATACGATACTGTCCCTGTATTCAATAGGTCGCTCTACTGGGACAGGCTTTTCCTGAGGTTTCGTTTCCAGAGAATGAAACAGGCTTCCGTCTGGCTCGATACGGGCATCTGACTGTGCATAGTCGTTCTCCAAGTGGCTTGTACTGTCCTGTGTAGTGGCGCGCTCCGACTGAACGGGTATCTCAACGATTACGGTATCATGGATATATTCAACCGTTTTCCTGACATCTACACGTACGCTGTCCTGTTGCGATTGTGTCAGATGCTTACACGGGCTGCAAGCCGTGAGAAGCGAAATGAACAGTGTTAGATAAAGTAGTCTCATGCTTTGTTGATGTATATAATGATTCCGTCAATGTGTATCTGTACGATTGCTTGCTTGCCTTTCTCCGAAAGCAGATATTCGACATCATCCTTGTTATCCTGAAACAGGTTCTCCGTGAGCACTGCCGGACATTGGGTTTTGTTCAGGATATAGAAACCCTCTTCCCAATCTGCATCCCCGTCTGAATAATCAGTCCTGATTTTGATTTCAGAGGGCAAACAGGACTTAGCAGCTTCATATAAACATGAAGCCAGACCATCGGCTTTCGTCTTGCCTTTACTCGTGTATGCAGACCACCCACGTGCAGCCATCCAAGCAGAGCCGTTCCCTGCCGCATTCACGTGTACCGAAACGAGAATGATATTCTCCTTTCCCAAACGACCGCAGAACTCGTTTACACGGCGGCAACGCTCCTGCAATGAAATGTCAGTCTGTTCTGTCACTATACGTTCAGCATCGTAGCCCATACTTTTCAACCCAGATACGATGCGTTCCGCAATCTCTCTCGTCCAAGAATACTCTCGGAACTTACCATCTGGTGAACGCTTACCGGGCGTATCTTGCCCGTGTCCGTTGTCGATTAAAATTTTCATATCAATAAGTGTTTACTATCTGATTTCAGGCAATAGATACTGAATGTTCATCGCCGCTTCGTGGAGAATTGTACGTGCTTCCTCTTCTGAAACTTCTATCGGGTGAGTAAATTCGCAGAAAATACTTCCTACCCAGTCATAACGATTGTCATTCAGCCTTTTTATCACAGCGGCAGTGCAACCGCATGATGACAAAAGGGATTTAGCGTATTTATCATGCACCTGACCGTCAATGTCAGTAATATACATGAACAGGTTGGTGGCAAGTTCGGAACTGAACTTTGCAACCTCTGACATTTTGAGGTTCTGCACCTTTTCACGCATTCCCTCTATGCCCTTTCTCTTTGCCTCATAGAAAATCGACAACATGGATTCATTTCCGAGCGGATGCGGCTGAACGATGTACACCCTGTCAGCTTTCAGGGTATGAAGTACATTCCACAACTCATAGAACACGACTGCTGAATTGTCATTCCTTCGTCTGTTTTTTGCTTCCTCATCTTTCTTGAATTTCTCTATCTTCAAGTCAGTTAGTTTATTTTTCGTATATTGATTATATGCAAACCAAGCGGCTATGATTGTCCCGATTGCACTTATAATTGCTGGTAAATACTCCATATTGCTGTATGTCTTTCTGTTTTCGTCTGTAAAGATACAAAAGTATGCTTGTTAAGCGTACTTTTGTGGTGAAAATAATCAGTTAATCATAATGTATTCTGTTTTTGAGATAAGCATCCACTTAAAATTATTATTATTAACTCTTAACATCTCAATATATGCTCCTCTTTGTAAAGTACTACACGTTAAACTATAGTAGGTGGTATAAGGTTCATTAGGGTTGCCCTCATTTACATTAACGAATCCACCGTTGAATTCAAATATATCACTTGGCAATCTTGTTATTAATGGGGGGAAGTATATCTTTATAATTGTTCCAATTTGAGCCGAATCATCAATTGTGTAATTCCCGTAAACACCTGCATTAATGTGACTATAATCTGAACTTTTAATAATCCTATTTACTGATATTTCAGATGCTTCCGATAATACCACAATGCTACTGCCTGTAACTTTAATATTACCAGAAAAATCACCATTTTCAAAAACTGCATCTTTGCCGTAAACAGTTCCGTCTTCCGTTGTCTTGAATTTACCGTTCTTTGAAAAAATATTCTTGACAACAAGATTGTTGGTATCTATTAAGTCATTTTTAAGATAACCACCCTCAATGATAGTTTCTTTCAGTACGGCATTCTTTTTCAAGTCTGCATAATCTCCCCCGATAAAATCATTAAGTTTGCTGTCATCGGTATATTTGGAAGCCTTTACCCAATCTGCCGCATTGTAACCGCCAGACAAGCGTTGTACCTTGCATCGCATAATATCTCCGCTTGTTCCCTGTACCCACAAATCCCCAATATCGTAAGGAGTGTATGGGGTTGAGACAAACACCCGGCGTTTGCTGTCTGCTGTGTCCTGTGCCTGTCCTGCTTTCTTTAGGGCTTCTGTTGTGGCTGTATCTGTTATTTCCGACCATTTGAACGTACTGCCCGATTTAGTCCAACGCCAAGAACGCCCTGTTTGTAGGTTGGTAAATGTATCGTTCAAATGCTTGTTCTTATCCTCGTCTGTTTTCCACGATGAAGCAGGAGCGTTACTTGTGGTCGGGTCATACTCGTAGAAGAAACTCTCTATTGCCCCGTCAATCTGTGATTGCAAGCCCCCTATGGCTTCTATAAAGTCTGCCGTTTGGTTGTTGAACTCATTCTCGAAATCGCTTAAATCTTTTTCTGTTCCGTTGGTACTTCTGAACTTTATACGACCGCCGATAACAGAATTAGCCAAATCGAAATAGGTTGTTCCGTCCGCTGAAACAATCTTGTCGGTGGTTATGCGTCCCGGAAGAACCTCTGTAAACCCATATATGGGCGCAAAAGACCTTTCTCCGTCATATTCAGTATTCAGAATACCGACAAGGAGATGATAGTAGTTTGGAACATCCGTCATCTTGATTGATTTCTCATTGAGAATGAATGTTCCTGAACCCGTGCCAGAAACAGGCACTTTCGCATATAGGTAGTATTTCCTTGAACCGTCAGAAAGAACGGGGCTTACATATCTGGTCATGTTCCAACGCTTGTAAGAGTTCTTATCACGGCTTGACGTTATGGTATTTATCCCTAACGTCATGTGTTGCAGTATGGCGGCAGGTGCAGTAAGCTGTTTTGTGGTCTGGTTGTACTCGATATTATACTCAATCGGATTGAGACTGCTATCTACAAATCGGAACTGCAAGCTTTCATCGCCGACAAGCATTGCCATCGTCTGTACGGCTATCGGGCTGATTGAGTTCGTGAAGTTGTCGAGCATAGCCTGTTCGAGCATTTCGATTGTCTCAATTGAATCCCTAAACCTGCGCTTCGTGTACTGAATGATTTTCTTCTGGTTGTCCTCCACGATTACATCGTTGTTCTGTATCTCTTTGAGCGTTGATGATACGCTTTTTCCAGAAACACTGTTCGACAACTCAATCGTAGGAGAATAGGGGGCAGTAAGGTATTCCTTTATTCCCGTGATGCGTATTGATATACCGTCAGGCGCAAACTGCTCATCGGAGAACAGAATATAGCTGCCTACAATCATGCGGCCACCTATACGCAACCAATTACGCTTCGCCCATAGCCCTTGCAATTCGCCCGTGAATGTGAATTTCACATCCTCATTCTCGTACATGTGCCGTGCAGCTTCCTTGAACATATCCCATGAAGCACCCGTTTTCGTTGCATTGTCGCAGATATAGGCATCTGGAAGCATACAGCCAAACACCGCATAAGTATCTCCTACACGGGGAATATATACATCTCCCGGCATAGTCATTCCGTCAATCTCCTGCGGAACAAGCTCAAACTTGCGTTCAGAGTGGTTGTACTTGCACTCGAAAGCCTTGTCATCTCCTGCGAGCATACCGCTCTGGAATATTACCGTCATGCTTTCGCCCTCTATCAGATAGTCGTTGTAATTAAGGTTTGCAGGAATGGAACTGTCTATGATGTCATAGAAGTTGTTAGCTGAATCAACCACAACAACCTTGCTGACCGTACCGACACGGGAGGGATAAATCTCCGAGCAATCGAGGCTGTCCTCATTGTTGTACTTTATCTCTTTGTCCTTTCTTCTTATTGAATATCCCTCTGCATCGGATATGTAGGTTCTTCCCTCATATACCAACGTCTGGGACTTCGGCAGAAGCAGTTCGGCAGAGCCGTATTTTGAACGATCTATGTTCTGGCTTCCTCCTTGAACAAACAGGATTTCCACGGGGCGGCTGTCCGCTTCGGTGGAACGACCTATACCTGGCACAAAGCCGTTACCCTTGCCATAAGACAAAGGTAACGGGTCATCTTTGAAATACTCGACTTTGTGCAGGTGTATGACCTTACCGACAATTTCCCATTCGGTCTCAAAGGTATCGGCGAGGCTCTGCAACGCTTCATTGATGAATGAATGGTCGAACGGTATAGTCTTCTCGGTAGATACGATACACTCTCCAACACTCCAACCCTTATCCCTCATATTGAGGTTATCGACAATGGTCTGCAAAAACTCCTTAGGCGTTGCGCACATTGAGAACCTTAGGCGTTTATCCACCGTGTTACGGAGTTTGTAACGTCCCAATTGATTTTGTGCGCTCTCCATGATGAGCGTGTACGCTATATCACGAGTGCCGTTCTTCTTGATGTTCGCAGGTGCTTCGAGCGTGTACCTTACAGCCATGAACTCGCACCATGCACCAATAGGGATTTCTACATACCTGTCCAAAGAGAATTTGAGCGTAAGGTTATGTTCACCCATAAGGGAACGATAACGGTAGCTGTCATCCTCTTCCTGGATGTCGAGGGTCGTATTGTTGAAATGGAGTGTAATCATATATGGTTTAATCTATCAGTTCTACATAAATTCCTACCAATGCGGATAACGGATTGTAAACAGGGATTCCCGTATCACGGGTGCATCGGTATATTACCCCGTCTTGAACATAGTATTTATCTTTCTCCAATTCCATATTGTTGTTGTATGGTATCGGGTCATCTTTACTTCCGGAATGTGCTTCTGAGATTTCCGTGTATAGGGCGGCAGTCTCCACCGATGGCGATTGATTTTCCAACACAGTAGTAATGTCCTGTAATACCTTGTACAGTCTGCCCTCATACTGCACCTTCATGTCCTTTACCAGAGACTTTCCGATGAACTCATCCCATTGAGGATAGAGTGATTTCACAGACAACGCATCATCATCTGATAACTGCATGGTGTTTACGACCATTGTCATCAGACGGGCTACATCAACCAAACGAGGGGACTGGTTGCCTGTTTCGGTAGGAGTTTCTTCTCCCAAATCCTGACGGACCATGTTTTTCACATCCGCCACGAATGACAGATATTTTTCATATTCGCCCATAACCGAGTGGTCGTTATGTACCCCCATCTGGTATGCGTTGTACTTGTTTGCGAGAGCGATTTCCTCATTCGAAGTGTAGCTCTCCCTGATTACAGCCTCTACACATTTGCCGTATTCTGGCTTTCCGTGTACGGTTGTTTCATAGCAGGAATACTGAACCCTTGTCGCTAAAGGAGCTATTTCTCCCTCCGCCATAATGTCGATTACCTCTTCCTGAATGTCCCAACGGTATAGATAGTTACCGTTTCCTACCGCCTCAATTTTAGACGGCTTGTGGTCGTAATGCGCACGTGTCATAAAATTCTGGTTTAATGATTGTTGTCAATAAATTTCGTGAGTTGCTATACTTAGCCCAACCGAACCAACTGCACAGGGCTTGCCGATATGCTTGAAGTGTGGCATTCGGCTTTTTGTTCCAACGTGCAGCAGCACGGCAAAAATTCTTCTTGATGCCTTTTCGTATAAGCGTCTGCTTATGATAGAAGACGAAGCCGACAAAATCAAGCCCTCTTCCGTGCCTGTCGCTACGGTTTTCCCCGATAGGGAATACCTGCTCGTTCCCTTTCAATGTCAGCTTCAAACCTTTCAGGTACTCTTTGATGTCTGCAAGGAGCGCATGAAGTTCCTCCTTGCTCGATGAAAGGAATACCATGTCATCGGCATAACGGAAATAATGCTTAACATGCTTCACTTCCTTTATCCAATGGTCGAAGTAGGCAAGATAGAGATTGGCGAAATATTGGCTTATATAATTGCCGATAGGTACACCTGCTGCGCTGTCTATAATCTCATCCAGAAGCGCAAGCGTTTCCTTACACTTGATTTTTCTCCTAACGATGGATTTCAGCACATCATGGTCAATAGACGGATAGAATTTCTTGATGTCGATTTTCAGACAATACCGTGTGTTCTCCCTGTCTTTCATAGCCTGCTTAACCTTGCGCATAGCCCCGTGTATTCCACGCTTTTTAATGCAACTGTATGTGTCGCTCGTGAAAATAGAAACCCATATAGGCTCCAGTACGTTCATTATCGCATGGTGCAGTATTCGGTCAGGATAGTAAGGCAGTCGGAAAATCTCACGTTCCTTTGGCTCATATATCAAGAATGTTTCGTACTCCGAGTTCTTGAATGCGTGGTTTTTGAGTGTCTCGTGCAAAGCAAGTATGTTCGCCTCCCTGTTCCTGTCATGGAAGCGCACGCCATACGATTTCATTTTGCCCCGTCTCGCTTTTTCATCGGCAAGCCTGAGGTTGTCAAGTGAAATGATTTTTTCGTATAAGTTGTTTATCCGTTTCATCTTATCGCTTTGCTTTTCTTAGTCGGGGCTTTCGGCAGTCCATACAACGGGCATCCCTACTAACTCCTTTCTGAGGTTATATCTTTTGCCAAGAGGCAAGGTCGTTGTTCCCAATATATTTTTTAGTACCCATTCTGAAAAGTATAGGTGAGAGCTGATATTCGCATTCGTATTCGAGGGGGTGTTATTCGAGTTCGCATAGCCGAAACCGCAATTCGCCCTGTTATTCGCATTACCGCTGAACAGCACACCACAGGAACAACCAACCTGTTCATTCAATTACTCAAAGAAGTACCTGTTCCCATTCCCTCGTAAGGTTACTCTGCGAGGGAATTTATTCATCTCCTTAATCTTTTTGAGGACATACAGAATGTCAGCCGAACCCGTGAAGAACTTTTTGGCATCCTTATCCGGACTGTCTTTCTCAGGCTTGATTTTGACAAGCGTTTGTCCTTTTATCCCTTTCGCTTTGCTGAAACGTGTCGGAACATCCTCTATGAAGTCCACCACCCAAAACGTTGTGTTCACGATTTTGGATTGGGTCGTTTCATCGCAGTTGAAACTTCTGTTGTTTTCATCACGGGGGATTTTCAGGAAATCCAGAGAACCGTCATCTTCTATCATATTTTCCATATCTTTTGCTTGCATTGAATTAAAAATTTCCCAACGTGTTTTCGTTTCGCTTTATTCGGGTATAAAGCAAAGGCGAGAGCCGATAGTCGCATTCGTAATCGAGGGGGCGTCAGTCGAGTAAGCAAAGCCGAAACCGCAATACGCCCCGTGATGCGCAGCACCGCCGAACAGCACACCACGAAGAGCCTCCGATGTAGGTATGTTCGTGTAGTGGTAATCACAGAAGTAGGTAGTAGAGCCACCTCCAACCGTTTCCGGCATAATCTCGCCTCCGTCTCCGAACAGTACGGACTTTACATATCCATCTGCACGGGCTTCATTACCTACATGCTGATAGCCGTTATAGTTGCTGTCATTGAATAGTTCGGGGTTGTCTGTTACGAATACCTTGCTCAAATCATCGCCGCCATTTGCCGTTGTCGGGCTGATACGGACATTGATACCGTCAGTCCACTGCCAGATATGCCCGAAAGGATTTTCCACGCCACGATAACGGGGAACTTTTACTTTCTTGATGTTTGCATCATATTCGGTAGGCATTGAAAATTCAATTTCTCCCGTGCCATTTCCAAGTTCATCGGTATATCCGCACGGAATGAACGGATTATATCCATTGAACGTATTCCACTTCCCACTTTCAAGAGTTGAAACGCCATTGCCAAGACCTCCTTGTTTGTAACCATCTGCCGATAGGGGAGCGTTGAATGCTTTCTGCGAGTTCAACGTTGCAAACTCCACGATGTAGAGCCAGAACAGGTCTTTCTGAATGTCGTAAGTCATGCAATTCCATTCTTTTGTTGATGGCTTACGCTTACGAGCATAGTTGCGGAAATTGGTTCTTGAAATTGATGTTGCAGGGCGACCGAGAAGCGAGCGATACGTTCCGTCCCAATCCGATTGGTTTCCTCCACCTCTATAGTCGGCGGTTTCATTTGCAACCGAGCAGAGCATGGTTGTTGAGCGTTGTACGGTTGCCTCATATGCAGACACGTATTTCTGTCTTACCTGATGATAACCGGGCAGAGGATATTCCGACAACTTAACTCTGCGGATATTGCCCTCCGTCTCGAATTTACGGTAGTACATGGGCAGTTCCACCATGACCTGACCACGAGAGCCGTCCCTTGTCTGTCCTTTCCAACTGACAGGGTTCAGATACTCCGTTACAGAGCCGTCATCTGCCATTAAACAGCCTTTCATGCGGCTTTGGATAGGGAGGGACTTGTGTAGTGCAATGTTGCCGATACGGGAACATTCAGGCGATGATACGGTAACATTGTACTCGATACCGTATGCACATTGCTCTTCCAGATACGGAAGAAGTGTTGCAAGAGCCGCCTTTTTGCTCTCTCCGTCCACGTCAAGGACTTCAACGATGAGTTCAAACGGGTTCGTACCCGATACATTAGGCAAATCGACCAATCGTTTGCCATTCTCGAAAGCCTCTATAATCTCCTGTATTTTGGCTTCCTGTTGTGCTGTTAGTGCCATTTTTAACGATTTAAGAATTTGAATACTGATTTTCCCTTTGATACGCTGAACATAACCGATGTCGGCGTGTTCAGTCGCAGCTTCTTCTGCTTACGGACGTTTGCCCACGATCGAAGCCGCCTTGACAGTGATATGAAAACAGATGCTATCATACCGTTTCCACATAAGAGCCGCTTCCCCAATAGATGTCGCACGTTTCAAGGATTGCATCATCAGGCGCAATCTCCACGATAGCCATCGGGGTCCAGTCGTTATATGCTATCGGAGCATCGGCAAACGCTTCGTCCTGATAGCATTTCACACTCATTACGGTGTCAATGTCTGATGCACCGAATTTCGGTCGGATATAGACCGAGAACGGAGTTTCATTCGGCAACTTGAAGCCTGTCGCAAGACTCTCTATTTTGCCGTGAGAAACTATACGCCCACCGTTCATAAATTCACTGATATAACCTTTCTTTCCCATAACTGAAAAATTTTAGTTCAACCTGAAATTGCCGCTTGCCGTAAGGCGAAGAGATGAGCGAGTAACCAATCTTGCCGTAGGAGCGATAACTTGTATCTGGATTGTTTTGTAGAGAGCCACATTGCAGGTCGGTATAACGTGAACCACGCTTGTTCCCTTTTCAAGTACCGATATAAGCCCGTTAGGGGCTACGGAAACGGCTTTATTATCTCCGAGGTATATCACGTTCTGCCGAACTATTTTAGGGCTTAGAACAGCCTCTATGTACTTGCTCATCACATTGCCGAACGTTATTCGTTCGGGGTACTTTACCGACATGGAAGTAGGTATCAACGCTAACACCTCCACCTGTGATGCTGCATCTATGACCTCACGGCATTCCTCGGTAGCCTCGATTGAAGCCTCAGTTGCATTCTGACACTCCGTTGTTGCCTCCCGTGCCGATGTGGTAGCAGAATTTGCACTGTCCCTTGCCGTGTTCGCCTGTGTTGTTGCAGTCTGGGCGGCAGATGTAGCACTTTCCGCATTGCGGATTGCTTCAAGCACGGAGTTCTTCAAATTCGTCAAGGTGGTGTCGATGAACTCCAACGATACTTTCACGCTCTTGTTGAGAGCATCAACACCTATGGTAAACAGACCCTTGAATGTCGTGCTGATAGGCAATTCAGATATTTTTCTTTTCGTAGCCATATACTCGTTATTTAATCATCTTTTCTCAATAAAATATAACTGTTATCTGTCTCTGTGATAACCAGCTCTTCCGTTTCCGTTGCAAGCAGACCATAATTACCTTCCGGTCTTGAATTGGTGAATGTCAGCACCACTGAAAACTCGCACCATACACGCCCGTTACGCAGTATCTCGAACTTCGATACGCTGTTCTTCTTGTAATAGCAATCGAACTCTTCTACCGTTGCATCTACATACAGTTTGCGTTCTTCTGGCTGTATCAATGATTGGAAGAATGAGAACCACCGCCTCCAGAATGTAGAGATGCTATCAGCCCTGATAAGCAGCTTCATCGTAACGTCCTTTGTCTTATACATGACCTTTTCATCATCGTACAGGACACCTGAAACGCCCTTTGAATCCACCGTGAGATTAGGGCGTACATTCGGGGCTTTCTGTATGTTGTCATCCGTACCGTCAAGAACGTATATGCCGAATCGTGAAAAGTCTATTTCATCAATCATGTATCCACGCTGACGAACATCGCTTGCAGGAGAGGCGTATGGGGTTGCAGCATCTATTTTCGGAAAGTCATCTGCAAAGTTCATCGACAATTTTCCGAGCCTTATCCTCGATGACAGGCTTGTATTGCTTACTAACCGCAATTTGTACGAGCGTGAAATTTCAATGAAATTGAACTCATGGTATGCCTTATCCGAAAGCAACTCGAAAAGGTCGTTTGCTCCCGTGATGTCAGTTATGCAAAACGGTATAGAGAATGTCTTTGTATCCAAGACGGGGGATGTCAGGTCGGTTTCCTCGCCGTCATACTCCTGCCACTCCGTAATGTCGAGCTTCTTGAACGAGGGCATCTGTATGAGTGCCTTGTACCCATACTGTTCTACGAACACCCCGTATTCGAGAAACGCATCATTACCGTCTATGAATAACTTTCCTACCATAACACCTTTGCATGGTCGTTAATCGAACAATCCACATTTGAGGAAGCATCCTTTTCCACTTTCACGACTGCATACCCGGAAGCGACAACCGAGGCAGTCGCACCGTGCATCAGATAAAGGCGATTTCCAGCCGTTTCACGATAGTTTGTCGTTGCAGTAGTGTTACCTACCAGAAAGGCACGGCGAGCCTCAGTAAGCGAAATTTTACCGCAATCTATGTACACTCCGAGACGTTCAGGGTGGTACTTCTTGAACTTGCGGAATGTAGCCAGATTGGGAAAGTTGTATTTCGTCAGGAACTCGATACCCTTTGACGTGAACATGAGGTCGATAAGTTCCTCCAATGTTTCATTTCCCTTGAACATTTCGCACTCTTCAAGTTTGAGAGCCATTCGATAATTTCCCTCATTTTCACATTTGGTCTGGGCGGTTTTCTTTGCAACCGCCCATTCTTCCTGTATATGATTTATCAATCGCTTCATATCTTGCTATGATTTTAATTTTATTCCTTTGATTGAAATATCATCAATCGAACCTTTCATCTTCTTGATGTCCTTTCCCATGTCATCGAGTTTATCGTTCGCATCAGATGTATGCTTCTCGATGTCAGTAACCTTTTCAAGTATGGCATTACTCGTTCTATTGAGTTCTATCATGCCTTGTGAGAGTGTATAGGTGTGCCCCTGTATGGTTGTCAGTCTGGCATTGTTCTCATCAACGCTTTCCTGCGATGCAGTCGCAATACCTTTCTGAGTTCCCTCACGCTGTTCTTCCGCATTGCCGAGTATTATTTCTTTCAGTTCGTCAGGTAATTCATTCATGCCGTTTTGGAATGTATATACAAGACCGTTTAACTCTCCTGCAAAGTCGGTCATGCTGTTTGTCACGGCATCGATACCCAAGAAAGAACCATCATCGCCGAACCACCGCTTTTTGTACTTGTCGAATATCGCCCCCATAGGCTTTTCGAGAAGTTCGGTAACGAGCATACGCTTCACTATGTCTGAAACGATGTTATCAACCGTATCTTTCCACGCCTTTGCAGCATCTTCTCCATTGCGGAACGCCTCAAAGAACGCATCTCCCAACTGTTTTGAAATGTCGGCGGCAGAACCTCCTATTATATCTTCTACCATCTCGTTGATGATAGCGACCATCTCTTCTCCGAGTTCCTGTATCTTTCGTTGCCACTCCTGAATTTTCCCGTTGTCCGAATCTTTCTTGTCGGCTTCTGCATTTATCTGCTTCTGTAACAAGAGTTGCTGTTCTGCAAGGTTTTCGAGTTGCTTACGAGAACTTGCGTATTTGTCCGCTCCCAGAGCCTTGTCAGCAGTGTATGACAATTCAGCATAAGCATCTGCAATCTTTTCGATGGACTTCTGGTAAATCTCGCTTTGATATACGGCAATACCTATCAGACGATACCAACCGTTATACATCCGTTCGCTGCCGAGACGGAGTTTCAATACTTCGTTTGTGGTATCCGATACAATCTTTTTCAGACGTTCCAAAGCATCGCCCGTGTTCGCCTGCAACCTTACCGCCTCTGCGTTGTCGAGTTCCCATTGCAGTTGGTCGATACGCTCTTGCAAGCGTTCAATCTCTTCTTGTTTTTCATCGTCATCGTTGAAGAGACCTGCGATAGCTGTTGCAATCTGTAATGCTGCCGAGATAACGGCAAGGATTACAGAAGCCTTTTCTACTGTCGATATGGAAGCGGCGGCGGCTGTTGCGCTCGCTTGCATTCCCGTACTCGCTGCGCTCACCGTGCTGGTCATGGCTGTTGCCACGTTCTTTCCTACGTCTCCGATAGCGGATATTACGCTTGAAGTCGCATCGAAAATCTCATCTATGAAGTCGATGGCTTTCCCGATACTGTCTCCGATGTCTCCACTGAACACGCTTGCCAAATTCTTTGCATGTCCTCCTACATCATCGATGACACCCTTAACCCGTCCTAATTGGGTTGCGAATGACTTGTACGATGAAGTCAGATTGTTACGTGCTGTAAGAACACCCTGTTCGGCTTTCTGACTGCGCTGTTCCGCACTTGTTAGCCGTGTAGTGGCATTGGTAAGGTTGGTTACGGCCTGTGCGTATTCCTCCGTATCTTCCGTTGTTGTTCCCTCCTGTACTTGCGCATCGAGTTCCTTTTTAGCCTGCAAAGCCAAATTATATTCCTCCTGTGCACCCGTGAGTTCTACCTGAGCATCCTTGTACTCGGCAAGCATCGTTACGATTTCATCTTTCGATGCTGCGATGTCCTTTAAGGACTTATGCAGACCCGTAAACGGATTACGGTTGGCAATTTCGGTCTCCATTTCCTGAATGGCCTCCTGCATATCCTTGATTTCGGTAACGCTCATGTTGGCTTTGTTGGCTTCAAACATGGTGCGCACCTGTTCAAGCGTATGCGAAAGGGACGATAGAGACTGTTCTCCAAGATTTCCGAAAACGCTGTCCCAGTTTATGCCATCCTTGAACTTGTCAATATCGAGTTTTGAAAGTTCTTCAAGATACATACGGTTAGCCTCTGCCTGATATTTGGCAGGGATAAGTGCGAGCCGAGCCTCCCAATCTTCCTGCAATACCTCTCGCTTCTGGTAGTAGTTGCCATAGGTGGATAGCCAATAATCCTCCATTTCTTCGGCTTCTGCCTTGTTGATACCTGCGGATAGTCCGTTGTATTGCTCCTGAGAGATATTGCCCCCTGTAAGGTCTTTTTCGAGTTGCTTGCGCTGCTCCCGATAAGTACGGCGTATTGCGTTTATCTTGCGTTCCTCTTCCGACAGAAACACATCACCCAAGTTCTCGTAAAGCCCTTTTATGTATTCGGCATTCTCTTCCTCTACCTCTCTCGTTTCGGTGGTGGCTGCTGCGTTGGCGGCATCACGCCGTTTGTTGAACCCCTGCAAATCATCATCGGATAAGGTCTTGCCGACTTTCTTCAACTTCTCTTCGAGTTGTGCCTGTTCCTTATCTATCGCCGCTATGGTCTGTTGGCGTTGGCTCTCAATTTCTGCGAGGCGTTTTGTCAGACCATCACGCATAACGGATATTTCCGCTTCCGATGATTTAAGAAGCATATCCTTACGCTGATCTGTGATTTCTTGAAGCAGTTTCTTCTGCTCCTCTGCTTTCTTTTTGAGGTTGTCGTTCTCTTTTGGGTCGCCTCCAAGTGCTTTGAATGCTTTTTCGGCTTTCTCGTAATCCTCTTTGGCTTTATTGTACTGTGACGTGGTATATTTAGAACGGTCAGCAGCAATTTTATCAAGTTCAGACTTTGTTTTCTGCCATTGTTCTTTCGCTACCTTGAAATCATCTCCATACGTTGTAACGGCTTGTTGCTGGCTTTGCAGGTCATCGACCTTTGAATTAGCCTGTTTGAGACCACTCTGTAACGTCTGGAAACGGACATTGAGAAAAATATCCATATTCCAGAAACCGAAATTGTCTTCTGTCTCTTTCTGTTTTCTCTCTAACTCTTCCTTTACCCGCTCAAATTCTTCCTGTATGCTGTCTCGCTCATCTATGGCAAGTTCGAGCTTCTTTTCAAGAGGCAGGGCGTTATATTCAGCTTCCTTTCTGATACGGTCTGCTTCATCAACAACGTTTTGCAACTCATCAACGTATGCCTGAATATCATCTATCTTGTTTTTGAGTAATCCATGCCCGTATTCCTCTCGCAGAATATCGGCGTTCTCTTCTGACAGGTTGCTCCAATGACCCTCAGCCGTTGCAACGTCATCAAGCAGGTTCTTATACTTATTCAGTTCCGAGACCATGTTTTGATAGGTCTGTTCATCCTGAACCTCGTTAAGCATTTTCTTTGTGTCTGACAATTTTGCTACCGCAAGTTCTTCCTGCGTGTAGGCTTCGGTAATTGCCGGGCAAAGGCTTTTCAGTTTCTCATAAGCTGCGAGTTGGGCATAGTCAGTTTCCGTTTTGTCCTGAACAACGCTGATGCACTTCTCAATTTCCGTGCGTTCATCTTCGAGTTGCTGTTTGAACCTGTCCTTACTGTCGTTTAGTTTCTCCTGTGCCTGTTCCGCTTCGGTCGTGTTGTCAGTCCAGATTACCAAGGCGGCGATAACTCCCAGAATAGCGGCGGCGAGCAATACATAGGGGTTTGCCCATGCAGTGATATTAAACGCCTGCTGTGCCGCCGTGAGCAATCCGAGTTCCTTTCGGAACATCATAATCAGACGTATGCTGTCGGAAAGGTTGCGAGCCTTTTCAATGACCCATACTGCCATCAATGCCGCTTTATACGAACCATAAGCAGCTGCTACGGTCAATAGGGTATTGGCGAATACCTCGTAGTTCTCTACCATGCCCGTAAGCATATTCACGCCGCTTACGAACACGCTCTGCTGCTTGCTGCCGATGTCGTTCAGCATGGAGTCCCATGCACCCTCCAAGTTGGATAATGCCCCGTTGATACCGTGCGACTGCTTTTCAAGCATTCCATAGAACTGTCCTCCCTCTGCCGTTGCACCTGCAAACGCCCGTTCCATATCGTTTGCTGATATTTTGCCCTCGGACATTTCCTCTTTGAGTTGCGCAATGCTCTTTCCCGTCTCTTTCGATAACTGTGAAAGGGGATTGAAGCCTGCGTTAATCATCTGCAAGAGGTCTTGCCCCATAAGCCGTCCGGCAGATGAAGCCTGTGCGAATGCAAGTATCAGGGATTGGAAACGCTCTTCGTTTCCCATCGAGATGTCTCCGATTTGTCTCAGGATGGGCATTATCTTTTCGGCTTCTATACCGAAACCGAGCAATACCTGCGCACCTTTGGCAAGAGGCTGGAGTGTCATAGGTGTTGTTACCTCAAACTCCCTGATTGCTCCGAACAACTCCTTTGCCTTGTCTTTTGAACCGAGCAGGGTCTCAAAGGAGATTTCGAGTGCTTCGATTTCGCCACGAACACGGATAACACTACGAGCAAAGTTATTCAACGAGGTAACGGTAAAATACGCAGCGGCAGCACCACCGATTTTCTTCATAGAATTGCTGATACGGTCGCTCTCGCTGTCTATATTGTTACCCATACCTCTGAACGCATCGGATGCTCGTTTTGACGATGCTTCCAACTGCGCTGTGTCAAGCGTTATCGCATAGGCTAATCTTTCCTTGTCACTCATACCCTTACTGTTTGCTCATCTTCAAAATCATTGAAATTATCCACGTTATTTGCGTCGAGTGCATCATCATACAGAGGTTGTTCCTCGCTTTCGCTCTTGTCTCCATACATCGGTACGGCACGGGTGTACATGATGGCATTCGTATAACTGATGTCGTATAGGGCTTGCTTCTCCGTTATCCCGAAAGTCTTTGCTATTCCGAGTACGGTTGCCCAGATACTGTCATTCAGTTTCCCACTTCCTTTGTCGGTTTCAGAAGATTTATTTCGGACAGGGAAGTGGTAATGCCGAAAAAATCCCCAATCTCCATTTCGTTAAGCCGTTTTACAATGAGATTGAACAGGATTGACGGTCGCACGTTCTCCAAAAGGATTTTCGACAATTCAGCTTTCTTGTCTATCGTTACCGTTTCTTCCTCTATGGTCTTTATCAGCCCGAATAAGCGTCTTTTTACGACTTTCCGTGTAGTTGTTTCGGTCAAGCCCTTTGCACCCAAAATAAGGACCGCTAAGAGGTCTCCGAGCGGACGGTAATTCTTCGCATTCCTCAATACTGAGTACACAATCTTATCCTTGCTCACAGGCTCTACGGTCGGAAGCCTCGATGCGATTTCCGATAGCAGTATCAATGTTGCAACAGAGGGAGGCGCAATGTCGTATTTCGCTCCCTCTATCTCGATTGTTGCAATAGGTCTTTCAAGAATAGCCGATGCAACCTTGCTTTCAATGGTTTGCTCTGTCATATTTAATTGTTTACAGTTTGCGGAGGGTGGAGGATTTGAACCTCCGAAGCCTTTCAGCTTGCCTGTGTAGCGGACAGGTGCGATAAACCACTCTGCCAACCCTCCAAATGGCAGTTTATCCTACCAACTGCAAAGGGTGTCTTTCCACACGTCATTAGTTTATTTTCCTGTGGATGCAGGTTGGGGTGCAGACGCTTTCGCTGCTGCGCCTGCTGCCCAATCGGATGATTGCACTTTGAACTTCTTGTAAAGCTCACCATCTTCACAGGCAAGTATCTTGAACGTGACATCAACATAATGTCCCTCTTCTTCTGATGATCCGGGACGGAATGAAATATGTGTACGCCTTGCCTTGATGCCTGTCGCCCCAATGTTCTTTGGAGTAACCTTTACAGAAAAATCTTCGGGAATGACATTTGTCTTTACCGTCAATTCCTCTTGCCCTACTTCTCCACTCTTAGTTGCTCCTGTGAGTTTGTTTTCAGTGTCGAAGTCCATCTCCATTATACGTGTGGTGATTACTACCTGAGGTTCTTCCTCTTCTTCTGCAACCACTACACCTCCCGTTGCTGTTGCCGTCAAGGTGTCCCCATCTTCCGTACTCATGGATGTGCTTTTGTCCTTGATGATTCCAAGTGAGAAAAGGTCAGCAGCCATAGCATCTGCGTCTCCTGTCTTTCCGACCTCAATCTTGCACTTAGACCAAGACATGATTATTTTCTTCTTTGCCATAGTCTTAACTTGTTATTCGTTTGAACTTAATTCTTGCGTAAATGAAGTGTTGCTCTATACCCTCTGCCTCCAACGACTTCGGCGTTCCGTCCCTTGACAGGTCGTATTCGTTGTTGTCGTTGTTCTCGACAAACGAGAGGATGAGTTCCTCCAATTCTCCGACACGCTCGATGTCCTCCACCTTTTTGCCTGTCTTTCGGATAACCCTGTTTGGCACATAGACATTGATGACTACTATACCGCTCTGTACTTGCTCATCCAATCCAGACAAGAACTTGACAACGATGTCCTCCTTGCATGAATCATCTGGGCGCATACCTTTACGGTACACCTTTCCCGTGACAGCTTTCGCAAGTTCGCTTCTGCTCACGAACTCGAAAAAATCACGTTCAATCTGTTTCTCTGTCTTTGTCATACCGTTTTAATAAATCCGAGTTTTTGGAGAAGTATTGGCACTAACTCATCTGCAAGCAACTCTGCCGATGTGAGAACATTCAAATTGTGGATGGCTTCAACGTATATGGCGTACTCCATACCTGCCGCAACAATCAGGACTATGCCCTGTGGATAGCGGCTTGCAAACTCTCCGGCAAGGCGTTCCAGAAACGCTTGTCCCTCTTCCGTGCCTTTGTTGCCTTTCTTGCGAGACAGGCGTTTGTTCCTGGTCGCACTTCCACGATAGACACGGGATTTGCTGTACTTGTAAGGCTGTCCGTTGAACAGGACAACGTATCCGATAGAACTTCGTAGGTTTCCCGTGATATCGTTGTATTCTCCTGCTTTTCTGGCTTCAACCACACATCGCTCTCCGACATAGCAAAACCTATCAACGGCTTTCTGGAGTGTGCCGTCTATTTTATCCTGAATGTCCTTTATTACACCCAGAATTGAAGTCTTGCCTTGTATGGTTATCGCCTTTGCCATTATACGATGATTTGTAACCTGCCTACTGTCCGCAATTCCTCGATTGACTGCACACGATATTCTCCGAGCGTATTACCGTACCGTTCCAGACGGACACGGTTTGCATCGAAAGGCTCGTTCCTGTCCTCCAACAGGATGATAAAGGAAGCGACACGGAATTCTCCGTCCTCGTATTTTCCCTTACGGTTGTCCTTGTTGGTCTTTATCGAACAGGCGATAGGCTCGCTCCATTCCGAAGCCGCATCAGATACAGGTTCGCCGTATTCATTGAACTCCGCATCTTCATTGACTATCTTGTATTGCAAAAAACCGTTAGTGAACATAGGCTACCACCAATTTGAACCGTTCTCAATCGTTTTTACAGAGAGCAGATAATCATCAGCATTAAGCCCGTAATCCTTGCACCATTGAGCGATGTTCTCGTTGATTGCATCTTCACGCACGGAGGTTGAAATGCCGTTCTCGGTGCGGCTGCTCTCTACATAGCCTTTTACCAGACGGACAGCCACCTGAAAGAGTTTTACATCTTTCGGTTTTGCCTCTTCAGTGCCGCTTATGCCCTCGTTAAATAACATCAACTCCATAGTGGATAGGTCGGGATAGAACGTGTTACAAAGTGCGTTACACAGTCCTCTTAATGCTTTCAGATTTTCCATGATGACTACTGGGTTTTGAGGGTGTAAATACCGTTCATTTCAGTAATCACAGGCAGAGCGTATGCTTCCGCTTTGGTAAACTCTACGCCGTTTGAGCCCTGAGTTTCGCCAACTCCCCACTGCGATACACGAATACGTCCGTAATTCGAGTATGCAACGCCGGGCTCTGGCTTCAACTCGCTGTTTGCATAGGCGTTCTTCACGAGACCGAGTTTCCCGTCAGGAATGAACACGATATTCTTCGCATTCCAAGGGGTGTACGGAGTGCGAGTAGTACCGTTCTGTATCATTACCTGTCTGCGGATAGGCTCGAACACGGGATAGCTGTTCTGCTGCATGTATTCGTTGATGTCTTTCAACTGAACCATGCGAGACGATTTGTCCGTTCCCCAAATCATCTGCTTCATCTTCTTTGAACGGGACATATAGGAGATGAGTGCAGGTGCAAGGAGAGCCTTGCCGAACACCGTCTTATCCTGTGCCGCATCGATGATAGCCTGAATGTCCTCGAAGCAGTCCACCGTGTCTATATTCGAATCATTCCACGCTTTGGTAGAACTTGCGATGTTCTCGGCAGGCTGATTGAAACTGATTGAACCACGAACACCACCCTCCGGATTGGTCTCCGCATTGAGTTCGAATTTGCCCTCGTTTGAGAGTGCACCCAAGAAAATCATGTCGAGTTTTCCGAGTACACTATTGATAGGGGTCTGCACGTTACCCCACATCAAGCGGATAAGCTGTTCCTTTTTCTGCTTGTCGGGAAGCGACTTGCTGTCGAGGATTTGCAGGATTTTACGGTAATCCGAGATTGTCATCGGCAACGTGATGGCGTGGTTTATGATTTTCTCTTTGAGAGTTTCCAAACCATTTGTTCCGAGAATAGCCTCTTTCGAGTTGTCGCCAATGGTCGGAGCAGCAACGGTAATGTTGTACTGCCCGATGAGTTCCTCGAACTCCAGACCGATTGTCGGGGTATCCCAATCAAGGAAACGCTCGAAGATTACATTGTCGAACAACCGCTTATGCAGTTCAGAGGCAGCATCGAAGCGAATTTGAACATGCTTTGTCAAATCGCCGAAAATAGAACTTAACTGTGTAATAGGCGGCATAGCGATTACTGTTTGATGAACATAATGTTCGGGTTAGACTTCAAGCACGGGCTTTTCTGTGCATCAAGCAGCCAGTCGGTAGGGATAGGATACGATACATGATTGTAAAGTACCATAGCCTCGTAAGCTGCATCAATGGTAGGAATCCCCGTACCCTTAAATTCAAGGTCATGACCAATGACCATGTTGGGAACATAGAGAGGCTTAGCCGTATCTTCTCCATCGCTTTCCTGAATGTTGTCGCCAGCGACAAGCCCGGTAATAGCAGATGCAAAAGTGATTACATCGTAATCTGCATTGCTTGTATCGATTTTGCTTACAGTGCTTGAAGTGGTAGTGCCCAACTTCTGTACCTTATCTCCTACAACAAACAGGTGTCCTTTGCCTACACGGGCGTTTGTGGTTGTACCTCCGTCAAGAACTTTGGCAATCTTAACCACACCTGCGCTCATGTCTTCAAAATCTACCTGAATAGGGATACCTCTGCGCAACACCGTACCGACAGGAAACGACTGCTTCGGCTTGAAACCTCCGGGCAGGATTTTACATTCACCCCTCCAGATGACAGGAGTTTTGCCCGGAATAGCTTTCTTCTTAAATTCGATAGCCATTTTGAAACAATTTTAGGGTTTAACATCATTTGTTCGGCAGTCCCTCAGCCCACGCTTTGGCTTCATTGCGCATGGCTTCTTCTGAACCGCTTAACTCATGAGCCGCATCCTGCGGCATGAGTTTGTTTGTAACCAAATCCTGTTTGTACTCCGTCAGTTCCTTTTCGATGTCTGCATCATCAGCCATGCTGAAACGCTTCATCAGGAAATCGGGAATACCCAGTTCTTTGGCTTTGGCGGCAATCTGTTCCGAACGGCTCTTTTTCGCACCCTCAGCTTTTAAGGTCTCGTTCACTTGTTTGAGTTTTTCAAGTTCCTCATCTCGCTTCTTCATTGCGTTCTTGAACCATTCAGGCTCATTCTCATCACCATTGTTGCCCTCATTGCCCTCTCCGTTATCATCGGTAGATTGCTTTTTTGATTGCTTACTTGTGTCTTTGCGTGTCTTCCTCGTTATCTCCGCCTGCATAGCCTTTGCAAACGGCACAAGAGAATCCACCTTTTTTTGGATGTCCTCATCTGAGGCATCATCAGCAAGACCCTCTGAACCCATTTCTGTAAGTTCATCGAGTGCCTTACTTGTCAGCCCCATATCCTTGCATTTCTCGGTCAGGAGCGATAGAAATTTCTTTTTCATAACTTGACTGTTAGATGTTCTCGTGCAAATATAGCCATACTTTGCGAAAATACGCTTAATAAGCGGATATTTTTTTAATCTTTCCAAGTATTAGTATTACAGTGTATTATCTGTTTTTCAATCACTTGCACGAAAATTTTTCGTGAAAAAGTTCTTCAAAAACTTGCACGTATTAAATAAATGCCTTACGTTTGCATTGCAAATACGCTTAATAAGCGGACTAAAATAAGAAAACAATAAAAAAGCGCAACTGATATGACACAGAAAGAATTTGAAGAAAGAACAGGATTAAAGGTAACTGCTGACGGCTATACAGAAGAAGTTGAAGCGTGTTACATGAACACGGACATTGATAAGGATATGTTCTGTGAATTATGGATGAAACATCCTGCAGCCCTGAAAGAGATTGAACTAAAAACAGTTCTTGTTCGTGAACTTTACGAAGAGCGTAAAAGCCTTTCAAACTTCTTGATAGATAAAGCTGAAAAATGGAGCGCATCAGATTTGAGAGAAAAGGCAATCGCCATGATCGGAGAAAAGGAGTATCTAAGAAGAAAGATTGCAAGAGGCTACAATCTTTGGGATGCAGATAAAAAATTACTGGATAGCATATTAAGAAAATAAACTAAGTATAAACCCGTGGACAAACCACACATAATGCAACATCGAAATGGAAATAACAATTAAACAAGTACAGGAAATTGTATCAGTTCTTACAGAGGAACAACAGCAACTATTGAAAGACACTATCAACTACGGTGCATGGGGTGATTCAGACATGGAATTTCTGGATGAGAACGGGAACATAGAAACAGTAGGGATGTATGGCTATTGCACAAATGACGCAAAAGAAGCCGGGAATTTTTCCGGTAGAAAAGTTGCCGCAATGTTCCGATCAATCTACAAAAAGCTATGCCCAGCAAACCGAAACCAGATAGGCAGATATATTTCCCACTGTAACGACTGGTGGGGTGATGGTTCAGGCGATATGCTTTTCATCAGAACAGGATATTACAGGGCTTTTGAAGAGTGGGCGAGATCATGACACGAACAACGGTAAAAGTGTATTTGAGAGGTAAAGACGGGGAACTCGACCACTTCATCACTCCGATAAACCTCCCGGAGCAAGAGGCTCACGAATACTACATCGGCAAATGGTGGAATATGGGTATAGACACCGACAAAATGATGAAGTGCTACATGGTAGAAACATTAAAAATCGAAGAATAACAAATCAACACAACTGATAATTTTATGGAAACGACAATTTTAAGCAAAAGGAACTGCCACAGGGCAGCAACGGTAAGAGAGGCAAACAACATCAATGCTCCTGTTCTGGAGTTTAAGTTCAGGGCGCACGAGGTAAGCCGTAACTTTTTCGGTTCTCAAAGGGCGCACGTAGTCGGCGATGACATCATCGTAAATGATTTTGAAAAGGAGATGAGCAAGTGGGAAGTGATTTCATGGAAGTATGAAGAGAACTTCGAAGATATGTGGGATTTGGCAGTCCGTGCATTCTCCGGAACAAGTCATAGCCCGGAAGAGCGTGCGAGAATGTACATACACGACTATGAGGATTTGCTACAAAACGACCTGAAAGCAATTCCGCAAGAAGAGCATGAGCGATATATAGCCAAATTCAGGGAATGGGTACGCACTCTCTTCGAGAAGCATTCACGTATATTGAGCGTGATGGTTACGGGTCCCGCACGTTTCCCAAGTTCCCGAAACGCAAAAGCCAACAACTCATACGACAATGCCTTGAAAGAATTTGATGAATGGCGCAAAAGAGTTCCCAAAGCAATAGCACGTCGCATGGAGGAAGCCAAGCCAGAAGAACAGAAACGTGAGGAAGAATGGCTGAGACTGAAACGTGAAATTACAGAAACGGCTGCTACTCTGAAAGCCATCGATACGGGAGAAAACAAATACAGCTATCGCCCTCTGTTCGTGTCTGGTTTATACGGCAAATTAGAGCGCATCGCCAACAACGGCAAGTCTGATTTGATACAGAAAGCCACCGAGTACATCAAGGAACTCAACGAGACATTGCCGAAACCGATATTTACAGCCCGTCACAAGTTCTGGAAGCTGTCGGAGGTGGTGCAGGCTTCAATCAAAAGGGAAAGCGAAATACAGGGCAAAGAAGATGCAAAATTGGCATTTGAGGGTGGCAAGGTCGTAAAGAACTTTGCGGAGGACAGGCTTCAAATCCTCTTCGATGAGAAACCTGCTCCAGATATGATTTCCAACCTTAAACATAACGGCTTCCGTTGGTCTCCGAGGTTCAAGGCATGGCAGAGACAATTAACGTCAAACGCTTTCTATGCTTGCGCCCGTGTCATTCCCGTTACCGTTGAACAACTCAAAGCATAACGGATATGTATCTGGAAGCGACCTGCACATCAATCTCTCTCCCGGAATGGGAGAGGTTGATGCACGGAGCAAGGAAAGCAAGTTACAAGAACCTGCTCCGTATCATCAAACGAGATATACCAGACCTGTTTCGGGATTTGGCGTTGGAGTTCCCGAACCCTTACGCGCCCCAATGTAAACAGACAGCAACGCACTACATTCTGGTACATTCAGCAATCGAGTATTTTATTCACAAGTAAATAGATAACAATATGACAATGACAGCAGCAGAACAATTAAAAATGGAATTGGCTAACGCTATCCCATTTACCAAAGAGGAATTTATAAAAGCCATTTGCGAAAGAATAAAATCTTGTGGACGGGCAAGTTTTGTATGTGATAAGCATATAAGACGAACCGAATTAGAACATGGAGCAAGTTGCAAGCTGGCTCACGAGAACATTATCAAGGAGTGGGCGCATTCAGAGGGGTTTGAATGGCATTACGATTATAACAGCTACGGAGTTCAGTATATAGTATTCACATTATAATGACAAGTCCAATGAGCGTATATGTATTATTCCAGACTGATGTCTGGGGAACAAAATCAAGCAGGGTATTCTGCGGAGTGTATTCTTCACTCCTGGCAGCTATCAATGATGCAGATAAGAAAGGATTGATAACAGAGCAATCCAAAGCGGAAGTAATAAAATGTGAAATGGATAAATTCGAGGAACAATGAATAAAGAACAAATCAAAAAAGAATACAATAAACTCGTAAGTGAAATCGAGGAAAAAAAGATGTATGATGGTCGTAATACCGTTGATAGATATATTTGCAAACGATGTGGAGCGCATCTTTATACCACCTATATAGATAAGGGAGTTACCCCTTTTACCATTCAATGCAGGAAATGTTCATTAGGAACAATGATGCACGACAAGACATTTCGTAAAGAAACAGTACCGCCATATGTTGTAGTATTGGGATGGTATAGGCCTACATTAGAGCAGAGCTTAAAAATGTCAGATGCAGCTATTCATCACGTACTTCAAGGAGGTTTATTTTTGGAAGATGAGATAAACGTAAATAGCAATGATAACGATTAATGGTAAAACATTCTACGACAAGCCTGGTAGCTGCGGTACTTGCCCGTTCTTTAACAACGGCAACACTTACCTCAGCTCTCGGCTCGGGTGCAGTTCCTCAATGGGATTCTGTATAATGTTTCAAGAGAATCATAGAAGCTGGATAAATCCACCCCGAAGATGCCAAAAGCTATTCAATAAGGCTTTCCGTCATCCAGATGGTGCGAATTTGATAATTGTAATAAACGAAGAACAGGAGGGAAACAATGAGTAAAGTCTATCATGTGGAGATGAAAGAACCCGTGAACGGAGAACGGCATTTCTATTTTGGCTCTCAGGTTGCGATATACGATGTTTTCAGTGCGGAACAGGTCGGAATATCATACAAGGCGTTAAAGAACACGTACAACCTCTCTAAGAAGCCATACGAGAACAAGAAATGTATAATCCGATTGGGAAACTTACGCAGGAAGCCTACCAATAGAGGTCCACGACCGCAACAGTTCTTTCATTTATAACTTTACCTGCAAGAAAATCCGTACCTTTGTACTAAAATTCAACGCAATATGTTAGGAGCAATAATTGGGGATATTGTCGGTTCACGTTTTGAGTTCGACAACACCAAAACAACAGATTTCAAGTTATTCACGAGTGAATGCTCATTCACTGATGATACCATTTGCACCGTTGCAATAGCTGATGCAATTCTCACAGGCAAAAGTTACCGAGACAGCGTACATGATTGGTGTAGGAAATATCCGCATCCTATGGGTGGTTATGGCGGCTCATTCGCTCGTTGGGTGGCTTCCGACAATCCACAACCTTATAACAGCTTTGGGAATGGCTCTGCCATGCGTGTAAGCCCCGTAGGGTTGTATTTTGATAACGAGTTTGGCGATGTATTGAATGAAGCCCAAAAAACAGCCGAAATTACCCACGACCACCCAGAGGGAATAAAGGGCGCACAGGTTACGGCCATGTGTGTTTGGATGGTGCGTAAAGGATATACGAAAGCCGACATGAAAAGCTATGTTGAAAGTGAATACGGAGCATTGCCCAAGTTCAAGCCATTTTCAAACCCTTTCGATGAAACTTGCATGAATGCCGTTCCTGTGTCTGTGTCATGTGTCTTGAATAGTACTTGCTTTGAGGAAGCGATACGAAATGCAATAATCGTTGGTGGGGATAGCGATACAATCGGGGCTATTGTAGGCGGTATAGTGGAAGCTATGTACGGAGTTCCGGCTTATTTGAAAGATGTTGCTTTGTCTTATCTTCCTGATGATATGTGTAAAGTTGTAGAACGGTTTTATAATGAGACAACATGAGTAAACGAGAAGATTTAATTAAACAATGTCGTTATTATCACGGAGAAGAAGAAAACCCTTTCGAGGGGAAAGACCAAGATAAAACCTTACTTTGGTTTTATGAATCATGCTGGGTGAAAATGGTTTCAGGCGAAAAACCGAATGATTATCTCGTGGAGTATTGTGATTATTTACGTGTGCACATTCCTGAATATCTCAATAATGATTATGCTCCAATGTCTTATAAGGCACTTCTTTTTAATAGGTTTTGCCATTTTGGAGGTGGTAAAAATGGTTTTAAGGAATTATTTACACAATACTATATTGTAGATAAAGGGGCATAAAAAGCCCCTTTCTTCATATCTGATTGTCAAATTTAGCAGGCTGTTCTATGATTTCAACATCCACATAATACCTGCTACCTGATTTCCGAACATTTAAGATGCGGAATTTAGTACCACGTTGTAGGATAAATTCTATCTCTCCACCCGGAGAATACCCGGCTTTCTGTCGGCTTGTACCATCCCATTTTAAGCCGTCTATTCCGTAATATCCGTCTCCATAATGGGAATAAGGCTCTGCATATATTCCTCTTGTACCTTTCGGAGCGTAAATCTTCATAATGACCTGTTCACTTGCAAATCCTCCACCTTCTCGAACTCCACAGCTTGTGAAAGGAGTATTTACGCCCTCTTTGCCAACAAGTGCTTTTAGTTCCTTTGTAGAAAGCTCATCCAAACGGACTTTGAATTTACCATAAAACGCCCCGATATCTTCTCCGTGTTGCATCCATACATCACGCTGTAATGGTGTCGCATCGTTTATAAGTGATGTCAGGGTATTTATATCTGTCCAGCTATCACGTATAGAATTATCTATAGGGCTGACCTTTTGCCCATAGTATTTGTCAAAAAGAGGCTCGTTTATATATCTACTTCCGGAAGTATACAGATATGCAATGTGCTTATCTTCTTTGCTCCATTTTTTCCAATCTCCCTCTGCATAAGTAGAATAATACTTGTCTGCTTCATCTTCATCGGCAGTCCAAAAAGCATTATTCTTTCTTTCTTGTGAATAGGCATCATCATCAAAAACAGATGCTTTTGGTGCGCTTTTTTTATTCTTTTTCTTGGCTCTTTGCGCTGCGGCTTTATCAAGTTGCTCACGTTTTTTCTTTATGTCAAGCATAGTTTGTTGGGCTACCGTCTTATCCTTTTTGTGAATAGCTGTTTGCAGCTTCAACACAAGGTCAAGATATGGCTGTGATTTGGTTTGGAAGCTACTTGCATCCAAGAACTCATTAACGGTGTTCTGCCAATAGATTTTATCTTCTACAATACCTAATTGTTTAATATACGCCTTTTGAGAAACAGCCCATGTAGGATATTTCTGTTGTACACCATTCATGTTACCGCCCAAATAGTCGTATGCTTCAAATTTCAGTTTCTTAGCCTGTTTTTCCAGTGGCAACCCAGCCCAGCTATCCAACTTCTTTTGTACAGCTTCATTGACCGCCTTTGCATCCGACAGGGAGAACTGTCTGGCAACCTGCATCGGGTTGTCGAGATAGGTCAGCCCGAGAATGTCCTTGCCGATAGCTTTCAGTTTGCGAGCCTCATTCAGCACGAGCGAGGTATTGCCGCCTTTGAGAGCGTTCTGCAATGCAGATGTATCCACATCCGAGATACCGCCCATATAGGAAAGTATGCTTTCGCCGTATTTCCGTGTAGCCTTTCTCTCGTTCCATTGCTTGCGGATTGCTTCCGCCTGTTCTGGTGTGCGAGCCGCATGGCGTTCTTTTGCCCTTTGCAGGGCAGTAGGGGGATTGATAATCCTTTCAACGGTGTTCTTATTGTCTTTGATGAAATAAGGCAATGTACCCCGTTTTTGAGCCTTTTCTATCCGTTCCTTATTCTCAACCGCCCATTCCTTGAAGTTCTTCGGCATATCCGTTATCTCATTCAGAGACTGATACGGCTTACCTGCTTTCATGGCTTCCTCTATCTTGTCGAGTTCGTCAATGTCGGCCAGTATCGGATTTGCGAAACAGAAACACTGAGGATGCCACCCTTTGAACATAAATCCTTTCGGGTAACGCCCTGCAAGAATATCGCAGATGTCATATTCAGGATGGCTTCTCGACAGGTTTATTTCTATGCCTAATACAAAATCCATCTGCGACCACCTCTCAAAGTCAGATGTGCGATAGGCTATGTTGGTCTCCGAACGTGCGAGCCGCATGGCGTTCTTTGCTGATGACCGATACACACCCTGTCCCGGATGATACGCCTTTGCTGCTTTCGACAGTTTGAGGTTTCCCTCTTCATCTCTTATCCTGCGGAAGAGTTTATCGGGATTGTTCAGGTATTGGCGTACCCTGCGTGATATAGCTGATGCGCTTTCTCCCTGACCGATTGATACGGTCATGGCAAGTTCCATTTCAGAACGTAATTGCTTGGTGGTGTTCCATACTCGGTCGGACAGGTTCAGCCCGTTTTCGGTGCGCTTGATGAACGCCTCCATAGCATCGGTATTCCGACTGAACCAACCTGCGAACCTCGTGTCTGAAAATACCTCTTTTCCGAATACTGACATGGCCAACTTATCGCACATCTTGTTGGCTTCGTCCCATTCGAGGGCTATATCATTCTTGATAGCCGCATATACAGCTGAATGTAGCATACGAAGCCTGTCAGAGACTTTCTTTGCGAGTTTCTTGTTGTCGGAGTAGCTGAATACCTCTCCGTCCTCCAAAGACGGCACAGAGGAAGAAAAGGAGAGAATATCGTTCACTGCATTAGCGAACAATACTCTTACCTGCTCCGCATAAGTCTCCGTGCGATAAAGAAGAGCCTGATACTCCTTTTTCCCTGTGTTCTGTTTCATTATTCAGCAGTTGGTAATATTTCCTCTTGTTCTGTATTCCCGAACAGGTCATTACGCTGTTGCATTCGTGCCTCCTGTTCATCGTTAATGCGCTGCATCTCTTTACTGTGGTCCTTAACCAAAGGATTAAGTTCTACTCCGCCCTCCTGACTTAGAAGCCCGGCATCGTACAGCTTGACAATGTTATTGATGCTTTCCGTGATGTCCTCTCCGAATGGCTCTTGGAACTCATGTCCGATTTGTAGCTTTTCGCATTCGCTTTTCAACGATACATCAAGCACATTACCGATAATTGCAGTAACGAGTGATGCTGTGCGGTCGAGCAGTTCATCATGGACTTCCTTGTGTTTCGAAGCCTTGATGTCTGCTAACAGCATGACGGTTCGCAGGGCTTTTGCCGAAAGGTTGCCTAATGACTTCAAAGAATCGAGGCTGATTTTCGGAGTGAAAGTCTTTGAATGGATTTGGTCTTGCAGCCATTCGATTTCATCTTTCTTCGATTGGGGTGCATTATCCCATGTGAGATACTTTGCGGCTTTGTTTACGCCGTCCTGTCCTTTCGTGATGAGCAATTTGTTTGCATCTTTCTTTTCTGGTAGATTCTTGACCAATTCCGCATCCATGATTGCGATAGGATCGGCGAAATAGTCGTTGGTATCTGCCGAGCGGCTTGCGATGTATTCCTCACGGTGGATGAGTGGTTCGACACCGGCCCACTCTTTATCCTGCTGAAACAGGATAATCGGGATTTTACCGATAAGGTTTTCTTCCTCTATGACTTTCCACCCCAGACTTTCCCTGCTGCATCGGTAGATTACACCAGGTGTGTAAATGTCGAAATGATAATTTACTTTCTCGTTCTCTTTCACGTAATACCCCCAACCGATAGAGATGATGTTCTCGTACTGGTCCCAACGCACATACACATCATCACCTTTGCTCTTGGCGAGGACACGGATTTGCGCATCGGGTTTACCCTCGTTGTTGCGGAACACACGGAAGAGCATAGCACTCTCTGTTTCCGCTCCTGCGATACGCTTGCACTGCCGTATCTTGCTGTCAAATCTGAGACGTCTCAAAAGGTCAATATAGTAATTGAAAGCGTTATCCGTTCCCTCCGATAGTTGCGACCACTTTACAGGTCTTCCATACAGGAACACGAGAGAGATTTCATTGATGTACACGGGGTACGGTATAGGCAGTTTCCATACAGGCTCTTTCCGTAGGAACTTGCCGTTCTTGTCCGTGATGATTTTGTCCTCACGCTTCATAATCTCGTGCGAGAACGTGTCATAGTCTTTCAGGGCTTCATCAATCTTTTCACGCCTGTTGCTCATCTGGTCTATGACTGAACTGATGTCTTTGGACTGCAAAAGTTTCTCGAACTCCTGATTTCGCCCAATAATGGAATTGAGATAATTCCGAAACAAGTCAAACATACTCATAATATTCTGTATTTTAATTGTTTATAATCCGAACATGCTTTTGTCGAGCGCATCGTAATCGGTGTTGTCATCATCGCTCAAAAGGTCGTTGATGGCATATCCGAGAATATCGACATACTCATCATGCGGCTGTGTGGGGAAACCGCAAACCTCCTTGATAAATTCCTCGTTCCAACTGCCCTCGACTATGTAAACCCTGCCACACTCAATGCGAGGTGATACAGCCCTTAACCGTACCGCCTTGTTATCGACAGGGGCAGGTGTACGCTTGACATTGATTGTGCTTTGCTCTTCAAGCATCTGAACCACGCTTTCGCCGTTGGCTCTCGGCTCGATATTGAGCGTACTCTCATCGGAATACTCATGCGCCATGACATATTCAGGAATGAACCGCAACAAATCCGGCATCTCCTTATAGACTTTCTGGGCATCGAAGAGATAGACATTGTTCTTTATCCGGCAAGCAGACAGAATGCCGCTTGGGTCATTGTCGCTGTTCTGCTTCTTCTTGTTGTAAGCAGTATCGAGATAGAAGTGCATCGTTTCCCGAAACCGCAACGCCATGAAGTCTGCATAGGATATTCTACGAAACCAATCTTCTTTGATGATGTTACCTCCCTCAGCCATTGGGGATTGGTCGTATTGACCTGCGTATCCCATACTGCCCAAGTCTATTTTGGCTTCTTCCAATACCGACCTATTAAGACGTATTGCATCCAGAAGCCCGTTCACGTACTTATCCCGAAGTTCGACAGGCTTAACCATGTCTGACAGTTCGGCAGGCAAACAGATGTACCGTATGGTCTCTCCCTTGCGTTTCAGCAGGTAGCCCGTTACGTCCTCCTGATGAAGTCGCTGCATAACGGTAATCATAGGTGTATTCTCCTTGTTTACCTTACGGGATGACAGCGTTTTCACGTGTTCATTGGCTTGCAGTCGCAACGGTTCACTGTCTGCCTGTTTCGGGTTCTGTGGGTCGTCATTGATAATCACATGGGCATGAAAACCCGTAATGGTAGCACCCGTTGAAGTGGCATAGCGGAATCCTCCCTGCGTATTCTCATAATGCTGCTTACCCTGTTTGTCCCGTCTCAGTATGATTTCAGGAAACAACCTGCGGAACTTGTCGCTCTGTATGATGTCCTTTGATTTGGTGGCGTGTTCGATAGAAAGACCGCCAGAATAGGAGTTCGTGATTGCCCTCAATGTCGCATCGTTAGTCCACAGCCACACAGGAAACATGATTGTAACGATTGTGGACTTCGTTGTTCCGGGAGGGATATTGATGATAAGGTCATAAGGCTTCGGCTCTCGGTTTATGATAGATACCGAGAGCTTCTGTAACTCATCGCATAGGTACTGAATATGCCAATTATATATCGGTTTTTCTGAAATGATAACATCCCAGAATGTCCTGACGAAGTAGAAAAACGATTTTCGGCACTCATCCGCAACGACTTGTAACCCCAATGCCGTATAATCAATCTTCTTTATCATTCAGAGCCTGTTCCCCGATTGAAAGTAATACCTTACGCTGTTCCTCCGTCAATTTGCTGATGTCGATTTCGGCGGCTCTCAGTAGCGGTTCTCCATTCGCCCCTGTATGTTCCACACGCTCGCTGTAACCCCTGTCTTTCATCTGCGTTTTGGCGTAGAAAATAATCATGGTCGTATCGCCCTCTTTCATCTTTTTCAGAATGAGGGCTTCCGCAAAGTCCTTTTGCAGTTCTCGAACATCATCTACCTTTTCCCGAAAATCCTCATCCTCGTTGTACCACTTGTAGAAAGTGAAACGGGATATGTTCGCGGCTTTACAGGCAGATGCCACTATACCCGAACTTTTGTTCAGGGCTTCAAGCACAGCCTCCTTGTCTTCGGCTATGCGCTTTGCTACTGTATCATTTATTGCCACGTTTTGCCTCCAATGCTTGATTTTCTTTCATAATATCTCCGAGTATCACACGATAGTTGCGCTTCTTGGGGTCTCCTGCTAACAGAAGTTGATATAACCGTTGGCAGGTCTTCGATGATGTGCGTTCATCGACACGTGCGTATAGTTTCTTCGCATCTGTGTAGCCGGGATACATATCTGGATGCTTGCTCGCTTTGAGCATCTCCTCTTTGAGTATCTTTCTGTAATCTTTCCTTTCGTCCAAATCGAATTTCTGGTCCTGCTTCGATGATCTGAACATATCCGTGTCCCAATATAGCATCACGAGGTCGGCGTTCGGCTCTCTGCGGATTACTCGCTGGTACAGGTCGGGATAGAACTCCATGACCTTTGGCAAGGTCTTGATTGTGTCGATTGAGAAGAATTGCGAAATACGCAGCTTATTCAGCGCAACACCCACCTTGTAGAGGTAGATATAGGTCATCGGTATTTTAAGCCCGTACAGCTTAATGTAAAGCCAAATATCGCTGTCTTTCCAATCGTATAACGGGTAGATGAATGTACTCTTCGTTTTCAGCGAGATTGCCGCACGGCGTTGAATGCTCTCTGCCATGCGTAAGCCCACCATTTGAGGAATGTTCTTGAAAATCTTCTCCCCGAAATACTGGTATGTCATGCCTATTCTGAAATCCTTATGGTTTCTGATAGCACCTTTCGGCATGGGACGAACCCATACGCTCTCCTTACCCGGCTCCCAACAGATGAAACTCTCATCGTTGGCAAGTTTGTTACAGCAGTTGTAATGCTTTATAGGCAGACAGAACCAATAGAATTTTGCCCCCAAAGAGAGGAAAAGGGAACGCCATTCTTTCGCAATCTCTTCCACATCGGGATAGATAGCTTCCTCATCGAAGAATATCACAATGAGGCGTGAGAACGGTATTCCGTACTTCTGCATCGTCTTTACCACGATGTCAGACATGCAGATGCTATCCTTGCCTCCCGAAAAACTCAGTGTTACGAGTTTATTGTTGTTGAATGCTTCCAGAACCCTGCGTTCTGCAGCATCCACTACTGAAATATTCAACGTCTTCTGAAACATAGCCTATCCCCGTTTGATGATTGTTGCCTTGCTGAATGTCTGTTGTCTCTGCGTTACGAGTTTTAGGAATGTCTCACGGTCAATTTTAGACAGACGGAATATCTCTTCCCTGCTCATGCCAAGTTTCTTTGAAATTTCATCTACCGACAGCCCCTCATCGAGCAGCTTCTTTACAATGTTCTCCATAGGTTCGAGTAGGTGAGTACCACGGGCACGGTTGAATGTAACCGTTCCTGCCATGTCATCGGTTGCGTTTTCATGTGCTACAATAACGACAGGAATTTTGTTTCCGAGCATTGTTTTCAACGGCTCACGTCCAGATACCATCCAACGGTGGAAGCCGTCAATGATAGTGTAGTCAGGGCGTATCACGATAGGAAAGCAGAACCCGTTATTGAGAATGCTCTCCATAAGCAGTTTGAGGTTCTTTTCCAGAACCTTGTTCGGGTTGTAGTCGTTCGGCTTGACTAAATCCCTATCTACGAATTGCAGGTTTCGCAATGGAGCGAAAAGGTCTTTTTCCTTGCTCATAACGTAATCTCTTTTCCGCAATGAGGACAAACCATAGTACGTGCCGACTGCATACCGCTTTCGATGTCCTCAAATTCTTCATGCTGTTCCTCCTGTTTCTGGGTAGGGATTTCCTCGACAGATTTCTTTTGAGCAGGTTGGGTAAAGTCCACACCCATATTGTCGGTGGAAACTTCACTGATGATTGCTTCCAGATAGTCATCGGCAAAACCGATGATGTTCGTTTCGCCAATCTCACGGATGATGTCTTCAACCTTGCCGAAATTGACGTAACTCAAAGACTGGATTTTGTTGTCCTCCAATACGAGCTTCATCTTCTGCTTGTCTGACAGACCGTGCATGATTACTACATCAGCATCTGTTTTACCGAGCATTTCAAGTGCGAGTTTCTTACCGTGTCCGCATAGGATTTGCATCTTCTCATCCACGATGATAGGGTAATACTGCCCGTATGTTTCCATACTTTTTGCGATAGCCTCTACCTGCTCTTTCGGGTGAATGTTCGGATTGTTCGGGAACTCTTTCAGTTCCGATACAGGAACTACCTTGCGTTCCTGCTTTACTTTTTTTTCGTTTGCCATAATCATATTGTTTTGAGAAATTGTTTTGCTGAATCAATGTATTGTGCCGCCTCTTCTACGATTTGTGGTGCAATCTCATACACCTGTTGCCAACCGTTATGTATAGAGCCGCAATGTTGTCGTGCAGCCCATACGCCTGTGCCAACCGTAAATCCGTTCTTCCAATCATAGATAGGCGGCATATTGCGCCCCATGAAATAGTGGATAATCGCAAGAACTTCTTCATGCTTCCAATGGGCGATAGGGGACAGACGGGTTACGCCTTTCTTGTCAGTGTAACAGTTCGCACCATTGCGACCGATGTAGTTACCGTCCTGTGTCCGTCTGCCGAGACAAATAACGTCGAGGTGCATCTCCTTGAAGAACCAAGCCTGCGCCCTGTGCTGTATGATTTGAAACCAATGAGCCGCTTTGGTGCTATCGGTAGGGAACAGCATATCCTGATGCTGTGCGAGCCATTGCAGGTCGAGTTTTGAGTTGTCCCAGATTTTGAGACCTCTCGGGCTGTTTGCCTTTACCCATTCCAAGAACTGCGGGTATTCGAGTTTGGATGCGATACCCAGAACACAATCGGTAACTCCTGCCTTTTCGCACACGTATTGCAGTGCAAGACTATCCTTTCCTCCGCTCCATGCGTACCCGGCACGCTTCCCTGATGTTTGTCTCCTTATGTCCGCTACTGCATTATCCACGAGAACCCGTGCCTCTTCGAGAGAGATAAGGGTTTCGATGTCTTGCCAAGCCTTGACAAAATCGCCATTGCTTGAACTCTGTTTCTTTCCGATTATCTGCTTCATGGTACTGTCAGTTGAATTGTAATACCGCCTGTACCGTGATTGCATTCAGTCCACCGTCATATTTCAACTGCAACCAATTGTATTCGGTAATCTTGAAGCGGACATTTGCGATGAAGCCTTTATGGTTTCTCATCGAGTAACCTGCGTTTACCACGAACCACTTATGGGCATAACCAGCCACGAACTGCAATCGGTCTGTTTCTGCAAACCTGCGTCCGTTGTAAAGGTTATCCCATGTACCGTCAATCATAAATCCAAGAGGCAGCTTCATTGTAGCGGAAAGGGTATGAGAATAGAGGTTTGTCCGTGCGTTGTAGATAGACCGGGACAGCACATAGAATTTCTGCTTCACATTGAAGTTGAGCCATATCTGAGGAATGAATGCCTCGTTGTTGATGTTGTACTGCAATACAGGTGTAACGCTGAACCATTTTGCAGGTTGGTACTTGTACCCGATGAACGGGGCAACACTCGGATTACCTCCGTCCAATGATTGGGTAACGGGTAGCAATATTCGGTAGGTGGTCGGCTGTGTGATGCCGTCATATATCTGTGCCTTTGCCGTTGTCATTACGAGCAGGGCAGCGAGTAGGAATATAAATCGTTTCATTGTCTTTCCTGTTTTCGATTGTTATTGTTTGTCTTTCATCACACGAGCCATGATGCCCGATGCACAGATTGTGAATAATGAACCTGTCAGAATGAGTGGAATATTTCCATTGAGGTTGCCGTATGCGAATATCGGGAGACCGATAGCAAGGCTCGTGAGAATGCCATAGAACAACCCTCGTTCCGACATCTTGCGACCCTTGATAGCGAAAATGGTAGGAAGCATTACCGAACTTCTCAATGTACCGTAGAACAGGAACAGGTAGGTAATCGTGATGCCCGGTACATTAGCCACGATGATTGCAAGAATTGTAACTGCCACCATAGCGATACGGGCAATATCTACCGAACTCAGCAAGCGTTTTCCGATGCGAATTGCCGTTATTGTGCCATGCTTTCCAGATTCGGAAATCCTCATTACCACATCATGCCCGGCGACCGATGACACGGCACAGAGAATACTATCCACCGTTGAGATAAGCCCTGACAGGATGAGCAGGAAGAACAGGTATAAGAACCAACGAGGGGTAAAGGCGATAACAGCCTCTACATTGACAAGCTGCGTGTCGGCTATATCCAAACCTGCACCCGATGCGAAAAAGCCGAATGCAGCCAAAGAAACAGGCACTACGGCGAAGATAAGGGCGGCAAGCAACATCGTATGCTTCACTTTGTCCTGTTTTACGCAGAAAACACGCTGCCAGAACATCTGGTCTCCGAATGTTCCAGACAGAAGCCCAATTGTGGTAGGAATACCGAATGAGAGCATCACGGCGATGCCGTTCTTGTCGAACAGGCTTCCGAACTCTCCGCTGATACCTCCCAGACCGTTGATGAACGTGTCAAAACCTACATTTGCCGTCATGATAGGCAGACCGAGCAGCAAAACTGCAACAATAAAACCCATTTTTACGAAATCCGATACGATGTTGCCACGAATGCCACGCATTGCGGAATACAGCAATGGGATGACTGCGAGAAGTACGGTCGTGAGGAAGAAAGGCAATCCCGTAATCTTGTGGAAGATTGTCGCACCTGCCAACAACTGAACCGCCATAGAGCATATTTGAAGCCCGAAACTCTCAACCAGAAACATATTGTGCGCACGTTTGCTGTACTTCTCCCTGATGTAGTCGCTGAAAGTCCACCCGTTGGGGCGCAAATCACGCATTTTCTTCGCAAAGAACGCAAAGAGTACAAGCGTAAGGACGTTCGGGACTACGAACCAGAAAACACCTGCGAAACCTTGCGTGTATGCTTTCTCTGCCGCTGTAAACATACTCGGTGCCCATACCCACGTAGCAGCCATTGAAAAGGCGGTAAGCACCCATGCTGAATTATGGTTGGCAACCAAAAACTCCGATTTTGTCTGCTCTCTCTTTTTGAGCAGAGCGATGATGCCAATCATTGCAAGGAAATATCCAAGAATGAGCATCAAGCCTTGAAATGAACTTAAAACTTCCATTGTTTTTTGAATGTTAGAAATGTTAGGTCTGCAAATATATAAATAAAAGTCCGCTTGTTAGGCGGACTTTGTGCATAAAAAAAGAGATTACCTCAAATAATCATTTACTTGTGCGATAAAACTCTCAATAGAGCGACTCAAAATGTACTTGTAGCCCATCTGTTCAACTGCCTTTTGCCACGCCTTTTGCGTGTCCCTTTGCCTGCCCTCGGTCGTTTTCATCTCGATACAGAGACCGTGATAACCTTTCGATGGTATGAGTAGCAACAGGTCTGCGACACCTGCCGTTACTCCCTCGCCTTTCATAATCTTTGCCTCGAACTTTCCTCGTTGCCCTCCGTTAGGTACAGCGAACAGATTTAGGGCAAAGTGAGGGTACTGAAGCCTGAACCATCTTACGCAAGCTGTCTGTATTCTACTTTCGTCATGTCTCATACTTCACTCGGTTTAGAATGGTAGGTCATCATCATCTGAACTTGCAGAACCGCCACTGCCGTTTGTGCCCTGACCTGCGTATTGCTGTTGGTTGCCTCCGTCAGATTTTCGGTCAAGCATCTGCATGATGTCCCCGTGAATTTCGGTAACGTATCTCTTCACTCCGTTTCTGTCATCATAGGACCGTGTGCGTATCTTTCCCTCGACATAAACGGATGAGCCTTTATGTAGGTAATTGCCTGCTACTTCCGCAAGCTTTCCCCAAAGGACAATGTTGTGCCATTCCGTCCTGTCTGGAATCGTTGCCCCCGATTGTGTCGTGTACCCTTTCTCGGTGGTAGCAACAGAGAATGAAGCCACCTTTACACCTGATTGTAGCGTATCGACTTTCGGCTCTTGTCCCACGAACCCGATAATCGTTGCTTTGTTGATTGAAGCCATTGTACTACTAATAATGTTTATATATTATTATATATTATCTTCTACTGACTTGTTAGCATCAGAGCCGTAGCGGAACGGGGTAAAATGTATGATTACCCCGTTGAAAAGTCGCTTTTCCGTTGGATTTTTACCGAAGAACCACTCTTTGAAGTCCTCCAAAGACAAACCGTCATTCGCTGCAATTTGCTCTACACTTGCTGCGTGTTTGCCATCTATTACCGCTTTGACAATATCGGTCTCTGGTTCGTATGACAGTGCGATACGCTGACACCCCAGATGCTTGTCGTGCAGTTGGAATATCTCATCCTGTTTCGAGTTGTAGGGCTTTCCCGACCACTGACGGACGGAAAGATAAAAACCTCCTGCGGCTAATTTGTCAAGGTTATGCTGCCACCTTGCAAAATTCGCCCTTATGGTATGTATCTTCCTTGATTTGACGGAAACGGTTGCACCTCCGTTGTCCGTCAATGTTTCGGGTGTGTCGTTGATTGCGTTGCTCAACTTCTCCCTGAAATAGGTTGGTTCTCCTTTCCTCGAATGTGTGATTGGAAAACGCTTCGATAGTGTGATAATGATTTTCTTTTTCATTGCTATTCGTTTTTGTGCCTTTTTAAGGCGTTATTTTCATTCGGATAATCAAATATATTCCCTTGTTGGTGTTGCGGCTCTGAACGCCCAAGAATACCCTCTACTCGCTTTATTTCATCGTCAATCTCTTTCTCCAACTGTTTACTTCGGGATAGAGCCATTGATGAGCGGCTTTTGAAGTACTCTTTTTGCATCTTCCGCATCAGTGCAACCTTATCGAAAAACTCTTTGGGCTTCATGGTTTAGTCCTCTTTCTTTGCATACAATTCCAATCTGGCGATAGTCTCCAATTCCCGCATATCCTTTTCCAATTTTTCCCGTTGCTCATCCATGACTTTAAGCCCTATGGTAGGGGATATGTTGAAAACTCTCATTGATGAATGTAAACCGTCTGGAACTCCGAGTTGCATTCCCTTGCCAAATCTCCCGAAAGAACTTTCCGGAATAGGCTTGTCGTTGTTCTTCTCTTCGTTTTCTCTGACCTTTTCAATCTCGGTCAGCATCTCTTCTTTCAGTTTGTCAATCTCTTCGATTTGTTGGTAGCAGTTGTAAATCCTGCGTGCCGTTTCTTTTGTAATCATTTTTGTTCCTCCTGTGATTTTATCAATTTAGTTACTCTTTCAACAGTTTCATCTACCAAATACTTATCCCCTGTGACTAATGTTATTTCAGTATATGGATAGTATCCAGCTAACCCTGAACATTCTACTTTTTTCTTGCCGACACATATAATGCTTTTCTCATCCACACACAAAGTTTCTGTTTCGTTTCCTCCGTAATACCGTGGATATACTCTTGTTAGTTTTATCATTTTGTTTCCTCCTTTATTTGTTTGGTTTCGTAATACTTGCAGTAACGAGGTGTTTTCCTTGCAGTTATTCTTCGTTGTAGAGCCTTGCAATACATTCTAAAATCTGGGCATGGTTCATAATGTACACACTCGCTACAATGCCTATCGTCATTATTCATAATCAGAATAATTTTAATTGAACTTCTTTTTTCTTCAATTTCTCGATTGACCGTGCGTGTATGTGGCACTTTTCCGTGTAAGGACAAGAACCCACTGCCGCTTGTTCGTGTGCTCCGTGCCAATCGTCCCACTTTGTAACACCATCATCTGTGAGGAACTTAATAAGCTGCATACAGTTAAAACCTCGTTCCTTAGGTTGCTTTTTTCCTGCAACCTCAAAAAGTCCGTTACTCTCTGGATTCCCCATAATCAGAATAGTTTTCGCTGCACGAGAGGCATGATTATACTTGTTGCAGACTTGTAGAAGTCCTTTTTTATCTCGAACCCATAAGCCCTGCGACCACAGTTTGCAGCAGCGAGCAAGGTTGTTCCGCTACCTGCGCACGGGTCTATGACTACATCGCCCTTGTCGGTGAAAATCTCAATCAGGCTTTCGAGCAGCATCACGGGCTTCTGTGTAGGATGCACTTTCGGTGTTCTGGTGTCCTTTTTCCACTCCATGCAGTTGAAGACCATACGACCGTCATTGTTGAATTTCGGCAGTTTATCACGATATAGCAGTACCCCGTACTCACAGTTACCCACAACACGCATATTCGCTTTCAGAACCTGTGCAGAGAAGTTTTTCCGAAAAACGAGGTTGATATACCTGTTCAGTCCGTATTCCTTTGCCTTTCGTATCAACTCGAATTGCTGTTCAAACTCGCAGAATACAATCATGCACGGGGATTTCCCTGTCTCTTTCGGTTCTTTGATGAGCATCTTCGAGCAGAAGTGCAGGAACTCGGATATGCGGAAGTCATTATCAGTATCGAAAAAGGTCTTTCCTGCAAGTTCGCTTTCTCCGTTTGCGTTGTCCCCGTTGATATACCATGACGGATTAGAGCCGTAAGCATCCTTTCCGATGTTGTATGGAATGTCAGCGATGATAAGCTGCGCCTTTGGTATTCCATACGTCTTGTAGTTCTGGAAGTGGTCGTTGAAAAGTTCTATATCTTTCATTTTGCACCTCCTTGCTGTAATTCAGTAATAAGAGCATCAGAAGCCCTAACCGACATTTCTGCAAGTTCTTCTATATCTAATATGGATTCTTTACGGTTGGATATATGCAACATTATATTTGATATAAAATTCGCTTGAAACATCTCTTTTGCTATTTCATACCTCCTCAGTTCCCAGTCTATTTCCTTTGAGAACTCCAGATAGAACATCGGGAACTTTCGTCCATCCTCTGTCTCGTAAAATTGCAACCGGGTATTAAGCGGTTCACGGCAAGGTCTTACCAAAACCGTTTCTCCCGTATTTTTAACAACGACTTTCTGCATCTCGGTACGATTTACCGTTTTTTCAGCACGGTTTTGTTCTTGTTTGGCACGCTCTCTTACCATTCTCGTATGTTCTGCGACACAGGCTTTACACCTGTGAGGATATGATTTGCTGAACTCTGAAATGTGCTTTTCCTGTCCGCACACCTCGCATTTCTTATTTTGATTTTTCATTACGCTGCAATCTTTTTAGGTTGTACATTGTTCTCAATCAGAGTTCGACACAACGCCTCACAGAGAACCCGTGCCATGTTTACCTCTACCGCATTACCGATAAATTTCTTCTGGTCTGCCTGTGTACCTACCAGAACATAATCATCTGGAAAGCCCATGATGCGTTTCAGTTCTGGGATATTTAGCATCCTCATCTTTATATCCATAATTCCGTACATAGCCATAAACTCCTTGATTTTGACGGTCATTTTGCTGTCGGTGTCGTACACTTCTATCGCTACATTTCCCGTCTCTGTGGCAACCAGATAGGGCGGCATCTTATCCATACGAGCAATGAGCGTGAAACATGGTTTATCGATACTTCCACCTGCGGATGCGAATTGAGGGTTCATCAGATAGTATGACTTGTCAGGCTTTATGGTTACGAGGTTGAATTTCGGATTTGTCGTTACCGTATTCGCAGGGGCTTCAATCGAAGCAGCTACACCGTTGCCGTACTGCATATCCAAGAACTGAGACGTTACGAGGCTCAATCGGTCTTTGGTGGTAACGGTCGAAGCAGGTTGTTCTACCGAGTGGTTATGACCGTTTCCGTAGTATGCAGATACAAACGCGTGGTGGTCAATGCACGTAATAGTGCCTGCAGGCTCTTCTATTGAACTGTTTTTGCTTTCAGGGTGTCCGCTATATTGTTTCGATAAAAAACTCACGGAAGCCACCCCTAAACGGTTTTGAGTAGATACAACCGGGCAAGGCTCATCGAGAGAGGGGGCATGATACACACCCTTTCGGCTCATGCTGTTCCACTTTATCATGAACGCATCTTTTCCACCTGCAACGAATTTCACAAGCCCTGCATAGATACGTTCCAGAGTTTTCTCTGATAGCGGCTTCTTGCGTGTGAAAATACTCGTACCCTCATCTTCCAAATTGAGGACATCCTTAACAGGCTTCCACTTTTTGAGGTCTTGAAACAGCGTTTTAGCACTTTCTTTCGCATGGGTCTGTTCAGGGAACACGATAGGCAATCCGTGTCTTGCGAAAATACCGAAAAACCGCTTTCTGCTCGTGTATGCCCCATAGTCTGCCGAGTTCAAAATACGGTGATCGAACTTGTACCCGTATCTCTTCACGTTGTTTACCCACCTGTTATACAGCCTGCCTCTATCCATAGACAACGGTCTGCCGTTCTCATCCATATCTCCCCAGGACATGAACTCTTCAACGTTCTCAATCTTGATATAATCAGGGTCTATGGCTTCGATGTATCGGAACAGGTGTTCAGCGAGCGTGCGACTGTCTGCATCACGTGGCTGTCCGCCTTTCGCCTTGCTGAAATTCGTACATTCAAGAGAAGCCCAGAGTACTATGAACGCATCTGGATATTCTGCTTTCTTTTGTCTGATATGCTCCACGATAGGGGACAGTTCCAAAGTCCTGATGTCCTCTGTGAAGTGCATTGCTTCGGGATGATTTGAGGCATGGGAGGCTATGGCGTTCGCATCGTGATTGACACAGGCGATTACATCAGCGCATTTGTTCCCGTCTATCCTTGCGGCATTCACTCCCGTAGAAGTTCCTCCTGCGCCGCAAAAAAGGTCGATATATAGAAGTTTCATCTTGATTTCCAATTAAAAGTACACGTTAGTAAGCTGTTTACCGTTGCTCTCTATCTGGTACAATCCCTTTTTCGGCTCGGTGAGTTTCAAATCTTCCACTCTGCCGAACCTGTGATAGTTGTTGCACAAGTCCACCACCCATGATTCAGGCTTCTCTTTGTGAGGACGTATTGCCCTGCCTATCATCTGGTAGTAGAGCGCAAGGCTCATCGTTGGTCTTGCAAGCACCACCGTATCAAGTTCCGGGTAGTCAAATCCTGTCGTGAGTACACCCACGTTGGCGACTATCTTTATCTCGCCTGTCTTGAACTTTTCGAGTATTCGCTCCCTTTCGGATTTCGGTGTGCTTCCCGATACGATTGCACAGCCTCCGAATGTGCGTTCCAGACGTTCAGCCTCTTTCAGGAAGCGTGTAAACACCAATATCCCTCTACGGTTCACTTTCATAAGTCGTTCGATAATATTGCACAGATGCTGATAGAAGTTCACACGCTTGTATTCTGACAATACCGATTTGTCGGAGAAGTCCGCGCCTGTCGTATTGTATCTTAACCTTTTCATATCGAGTGGGCTAAGTTGGAAATACTTCATCGGAGACAGGTAGCCACGTTCCGAGAGTTCACCAATCTGGACATGGTAGAGCACATCCGAGAAAGTACGGGGTCTGGTCCTTGTTATGAATCTCAGCATCGAACCGAAATCCATACTTGAATAGAGCCTGTAAGGGGTTGCCGTAAGCCCCAGAACCTTACATTTGATTGAAGCAAGAAAATCCTTGTACATGCCCTCTTTCGGGTTTACCAAGTGGCATTCATCAATGATGACATATCGGAATGCCCGGAAGAGTTGCGGATTGCTCTTTACGCTGCCGATTGTGGCAAATGTTATACGGCGTATCTGTTTGCTGTTGAATGATGCGGAATATACGGAGCAGTCCCAAATGCCGTATGATTGCAGCTTTGCATAGTTCTGTTCCAAAATCTCCTTGCTCGGCTGGAATATCAATGTCGGAGCATCGAGCCTTGCCGCAATGTCCGCAATGACAAGGCTTTTTCCGCTTCCTGTCGGCAATACGATTATGGAGTTCTTTTCAGTGGTCCGATCTTGAAAGAACGTGACCGCCGCATCACTCGCTTTTTTCTGATAATCTCTTAATTCGTACATATCTGTTGCGTTGAATTTTATCTACGTGACAGCCCTTTCAGGTGTATCACGTTGTAGGTCTTAAAACGGTCTGCCAAACGTCCGTGTCCGTCCGAGAAATACTCTTTCAGCTCTGGTGCTGACAGGTTGGTCGTGATGTGCGCAAACTTCCCATGTTGCGCCCAGATTTCATTCCGTGCATGGAAAAAGTCCGTTACAAGAACTTTCGTATCAGTTCCGAAATGCAGATGTGTCTGCAAGCCTACATCGTTAAGGCATACGTTTATAGGCTTTCCTTCGAAAGAGTTTGTGCCGTCCTCGTTGTAGGTGTACTTGTCAAGATGATTGTGCATCTTGTAGTAGTTTATCATCTGCGTTACAGAGAGGTTTACAAAGGCGTTCGGATTGTTGGTCTTTCTCAGATATTCGGAGAACACCTGCATGAGCATGGTCTTGCCAACGCCGACCTCGCCGCAAAGCATCAGGTTCTTGTGTACCGTATATCCTTTGTCCGGGAACACTTGCTCGGCTTTCTGGCAGTTGTTGAAGTAGTACATCAGAAAACGGATTATCTCCCTGTTGTACTCATCGACAACAAACCGCTTGAACTGCTTCGCAAGGACAACAGTACCGCAAGCCATGAGGATATTGATATGCTGCTTGAACGTGCCCTCGTTCTCCAAGTCATCAAAATCCCTCTTCATAGTTGCGCTCCATTGGTTTTGGAGTTGCGCCATTATCCTGTTTATTTTTTGTTCCTCCATACTGATTGTTGTTTCTTTTCAAGTATTTATCCACGCACCAAGTCAATATCGCACGGTAATCGCTCTTGTACCTCTTGCCTGATGCACCCTTATAATCATCGAGTATCGTGATGAGTTCCTTTGCACCGTCCTCGCCGTATGCGTTCACAAGTTTTGCGTATTCCTGTTCCGTCATCCGTACATAATCGCCATATGGCTTTTTGTCATCTGTCTGCGGCTTCGGCTTTCGTTTGGGTTTCTCTTTCGGTGGTTCTGGCGGTTCTTCCTCCTGGCATATCTCGTTTGCCTGTGAATACCGTTTCGCCATTCCCTTTTGCCCGGCATTGGAACGTCTCTCGCTCAATGAAGCATCTCTTATCATCCGTTTCTGGCAAAGCACATTGTCCGTAATATTCAGAACTCCGTTCTCCAAGAGTTCCCGCAGTCCTCTTTCAATCTCATCAGGACTGAACGGAAGATGCCTTGACAACTTCTCAGTGAACCTCGCTATCACACTGTCGTTATCTGACAGGTCTTCACATTCCTTTTCGCTCAATGGTATTTTGCCATAACTCGCTGATTTGTGCATCAGGCACATTATTCGAATGTACACACCGTGCGCCCTTGCCGAACACTCTGCCAAGCGTTCATCGGATATGAAAGCATCCACGTACAAAGGCAAATAGGGTGAATTTCTTCGTGCCATTACTGCAAAAGTTTTGATAACCCCCTCCCCGAAAGGAGGGGGCAGGTTACTAAATCTCTACGATTGCAATGTCTGGTGCTACTTCGGCGATGGATGAGATTACTTTATCGATTTCTCCATCCTTGATTTCTTCCGTAATGTCGTTTGCCTCAGGAGAGACAAGCGTACAGGTAAGGTCATTCGGATTGAAATAGGTTTCGCATTCTATTGTTCTCGGCTTCTGTCCCTTGAATATCGGCACGTTGATGTTGAATGCTTCTGGCAGGTTGCTGTCAATCTTCTGTGCCACGAGAACACGCCTGTCTCCCTTTCTCAGGTCGATGTCGGCTTCAACTTCCTTGTCGATTTTCGCCTTGAAGTTCCGAAGCAGGGAAACAAGTTCCATTGCCACCTGACGGTTTTCGAAGTATGAACGGTTCATCTTGATGAGTTCCGACATTTCGATAGGCGTGCGATATTCTCCCTGATTGATTCCGAACTTCAAGAACGCAGGATGAAGTTGCAGCTTACCCTCGATTGAGGTGTGGTAGTGGTCTTTCTCATCGATGACAAGGAGAATGCTCATATCCTCACGGTTCACGATGACGTGACACTTTTTCTGGTTGATTTCGGAAACACGCTTTTCAAGCCATTTCAGGGGTGCTTCGAGTGTCCCGAATATTTCTACCTTTTCAGGCTCTTTCGGTTCAAGAGCAGAGCCGATAAGCACTTCCACGGTCTTTACACCGTTCTCTACTGTAATGTTCAAATCTTTGGGTTGCATAATTCTACGTTTTAATCGTTAGTACCTGTTTTTTCTGATTCCTTTTTGTTGCCCGGTCTCAACTGTCCGAACAGCGTTACCTGACGTTCATCTGGACGTATCGGTCGGCTTTCTACAAGCTGTCCATCGCTGTTGTAAAATCCGACCATTCCGTTATCATGGTCGATAAACTTGTAGCAATCCTCTACCACATACTCGGATTTGTTCTTGATGTTTTCCAGAAGAGATTGTTTCTCTGTTTCAAGAGGCTTCTTGCGTAGTTTGAACTCATCATTTGCAGCCTTTTTCTCTTCCTCAATGTCGTTGATGTCGATAACTACTTTTGACAGACGGTCTTTCATCGTTTCCATTTCGTCAGGGCTGAAAGACTTCATATAGCCTACTTCCTCCATGCTGTCAGCGTTATCCGACAGCATGGTTTTCCGTTCTTTTGCAGAGTATTCTGCGAATAATACTTTATCCATAAACTTTTGATTGTTAGATTAACCGAAATTCTGCCCACAGGTCGATGAACTGCTTACCGCAGTATTCGGCGAGTTCTCGTGTCTTGAAGCAAAGGCGAGAGCCGATATTCGCATACGCATCCGAGGGGGCGTTACTCGAGTGCGCAAAGCCGAAACCGCAAGAGGGACCATGATATTTTCCTGTGATGTCGAGCATATGCCGTTCTGCCTTTCCCTTATCGCTCATATTGTCAAGTTCTGATTTGGTGTATAACCAATGCCAGCAGTACCAGACATCCGTTTTGCAATCCTGCGGAGGTATCCACCCCTCATTGAGCGCACGGATAATCGTCTCCAGCTTCATCATAGCGATTACGTGTTTCGGAAGTTCTATGTCGTAAAGCTCGCAATCTTCATTGTTGATATGCAGCCCGATTTCATTCAGCCAAGGACGTTCTCCGAGTACCTTGCAGGCATCTTCGTAGCTCTTTACACGATCCATGATGTTTTTCGGCAGAAACAGGTCTTTACCGAAAATCGTTTCGAGCATCTTTTTCGTTGCCTTATCCGCTTCGTTATAGCTTTTGATAAGGTTCTCCTTTGAAATTTTTACTTCACTCATCGTTACTGAAATTTTAACGTTCATAATTCTTTCTGTTTGATTGTTTCTTTCTCCATTCTTTGTCAGGGTCTGGGATTTCAGTATTCAGAAACTCCCTTGCAAAATCCCGTAGGTTATCTACATAGGCGGAGAATGTTACCGTGTCCATGTTCGCCGTTGAGTGTGGGAACTCTACTATCTCGCCCGTGTTCCTGTTCACGGCACTTTCTTTCGTAAACCTCGATTTGCAGAACTCATGCACCTGTTCAATGTTGGTAAAGTTGTCCCAACCCGTGTCTATCAAAGCGTCGAGTATTACAGGATAGACACACCCCCAGAGCCATGCGTTCTGGTCGTTGGTTCTGTTTCGTCTTACACGCTTCACGGTCAGCATATACACACCGTCAGCACAGCCCCTGATAGCATCGTAAACCGCTCTCAGGTCGAAACGCCCACCTTTCTTGATAACCTGCAAAATCATAATGCCGCCTGTTCAAGTTGTTTCTCCATACTAATCCGCACGGCTTTTATGGCGTTCTCACGCCCTTTCAGGCTCTCGATGTATTCGGCTACCTCCTGACGCTTTTCGGCGATGTAATAGCCCTTTCCAGAAGCGATAAGGAAGAATACCAGACCGTTTACACGTATGTGGTTGATGATTTTCCTTATGCGTACCTCCGTAACATCATAACCTGCGGCACGGAGCGATTTGCAGATGTGGCTGTTGCTTACAGCTTTCGCCGCACCTATCTTTCCTTTGAGACCGTTTACCACCACCGGGAGCAGAACATTCCTTTCGTAGTCGGTCAAAGGCTTCGTTTCGTTCTCAAAACCTTGTATCATATCAATATGGATTTTTGGAAAGGTTCAACTCCAACCCCGAAGCAGCCACATATACGGGCTTTCCCGTTACCTCCTTGACCTCACGGATAAACCGCTCTTCATTGCTGTTGCCATTCGAGAGGTGTATCAGGACTATCTCATTGACACCAGACAGGTCGCTGTCTTGCAGAATGTCCTTTGTTGTCCGTATCTCCATGTGCGACTGTATCAATCTCGGTTTCATCGAAAGAGGAACAAGCCCTGCATCTATTTTCGCTTGCAGAATATCGTCCGCATAGTTCGCTTCGAGTAGAATGTGGTTCAGCTTCGGAACTCTGTATTCAAGCATCATCGTGTCGGTGATGAACAGCAGCTTTCCCATATCCTCATGCTCGATAACAAACCCCAGACACGGTACATCATGGCATACAGGGATAGTGCGTATCTTGAAGCCACCAACCATATACCCCTGATGTGGGTGTATCTCCTTTCTGAACGATAGGTTACTTATGCCTTTTGCCTTGAAAACACCGGGCAGAGCCAGAACCGTAATGCCGTTTGCGATGAACTCCTTGATATGTTCGGCATGGTCGTTATGTTCGTGGGATATGACAGCCCCGACAACCTTTGAAATCTTCCATTTCAGAGCCTTTTTCACTTCGGACATCCGTACACCTGCCTCAATGATTAAAGCCTCCTTATCGGTCTGCAAAATGTAGCAGTTGCCGTTGCTGTCACTCCCAAGAACATTCAGTTTCATATTCCTTTCCTCCGATTAAATCAATATCCCGGTCCATCATTGGCGGCTTCTGTTTGTGCTTCCGCATTGGCAGGTGCGACAGGTACAACCTCTTCGTATGTCACATCCGCATCAAGCTGTCGGATTGTTGCCCCACTCATGATTGCATCACGCTGCGACATATCGTCCACATCGTTAGCCATTGCGCCCTGCATCTCTATTGAGAGATAACCGTATTTCGAGAGCAGTCTGCGGATAACCGTTTTCAGAGCCATATCGTTGAAATTGCCCTCCCAGCCGACTTTCTTACCTGCAACGCCTGCATTCGCAAGCTGTTCCAACTGCTCGATAGTTGTTGCCGCCTTTACAGATGGGGAGTATCGTTTTGCGTACGAAGCCATGTCGCGGACACTCATGTAGAGCGTCTTTGCAAAGCCGTTCAGCAACTCGAAATAGCAGAAATATCCTGCTACCTTATCGGAGGTTCTTTCGCCGTCAAAGGCGATTTCTCCCGTCAGTTTGTTCACTTTGCGGATTTCCCCCTCATACACGATATCGGCGTTGATGTTCTTGTACTGTCCCGTTCTCATTGCGAGTTGGATATAACCTTTGTAGCCCGGTACGAATGTCGGTGTCGGAACTTTTACCCATGTCCCGTCCGGCTGCTTCACGGAGTTGTTGTAAACCACGATGTAGGCGAAGCCGAGCGCACGGTTGATAGGCAGGTTCATGGTGGCGGCTTTAAGAGCCTCCGAAACAACCTGATTGGGGTTGCACGCTTGAAGTGCCGTATCTCCGTTATACAGGTCAATGATTGATGCCACGAAAGCATCCTTGTGTTCTTTCAGTGCGTTTCCGAACTGTTCCTGAACTGACGGTGCGTTAAGCACGCTTTTCAGCACGTCAATCTGACGGGGTTTCTTTGCGACAGCTACCTGTCCTCCCTGCGTTGCAGGGACTTGATTTTGATTGCTCATTTTGCGTTGAATTTTATTGGTGAATATTATTGTCGAGTGCTGCCGCTCTTGCGGAAATACCCAACAGGAATTCAGAGTATTCTGTGAGATAGAAGCCCTCGTGTGTCTCTATCTCCTTGCCGTCCAATTCCACCGACACGATGCCCGTACGGATGTTCGACTTGACTACCATTCTGCCTCCGGGCATGGTGTGTATCATAAGATTGTCGGCTGTCTCGAAACGGGTCTCCCAATCGTATTTGCTGATGTCCTCTTTCATGGCTTATTCGATTACGAGTTTATCATCTTCGGTAACTACCAGTCGTATCATCTGCGATTTGGTCGGAAGCAGTTCGTTCACGCTCTCTGCGTTGTCGCAGAAAATCGGAACATACACGTCCTCGAACTTGCATATTGCGTTGATGATGTCCAGACCTGCGTTGATTTTCGCCGCATCGTTCAGGTCTGAGTAAGGCGTACCGTCCACCATAGCCTCGCAGGTTTCGGTCTCTCCTCCGTTTATCTGCTGCTCGTACATCTTAAAGCGGACCATAGAGAACATTCCGTTGATGTGTTTCTCCACAGCTTCGATACGTGCTTTCGAGAACTCAGAGATAGTGAACTCGATACCCTCCAACTCTGCAAGTTCCTGGGACTGATTTCTGAGCATGGTCTCCAACTCTGATATACGCTCGTTGTTCTTGTCGATGATTTCACGCTTAGACAGCATTTTCTTCAACTCATCGATGCTGTCGAGAATAGTGTTCTTTCCTTGTATGAGTTCATCCGTATCTGGAAGTGTTACCTCGTTTTCGAGTTGGTTGTTCAGGTCTGTTTCAAGGTTGCACAAGTCAATATATGCCGTATCTGCTGCGATGAGTGATTCCGTTTCAGGCTCTACAAGTTCATTGAGATACAGCGAAGACGATTTCTGTTCATCAACCCATGCACGTTTAGTAGCCAAATTTGACTTCGTTTCTTTACGCAATGCCTCGACTTCTTCACGTCTGCCCTTAATTTCCAGACCTGCCTGTTTGTTGCGCTCCAAACGTGCGGCTTTGTTTTTGAGGAAGTTGTCGGATATTTCCTGCTGACGGCTTTCGATTTCGTTTACCTCGAAACGGCGTTTACAGGTAGGGCAGATGAACTCATCTTCATTGTACGTGAGTTGTTCTCCGTTTATGCGCTTCCATTCTTCCAGAAGATTTTCACGACGTTTTGCCAGACGTTCAAGTTCCGTATCGTATTCTTGAATGCTCCGTTGAAGCGTTGCTATTAAACGCTCTTCCTCAGATATAGCCGCCATGAGTTTGTTTCGTGCGCTCTGCTGCTTACGATAGTCTGACAGGAAGTGTTCTTTCAGCCTGAATCTCATTTCGGACTTCTTGGATTTCACTTCTCCAAGCTTACGGGCAATTTCCGCACGCTCATTGCTGCTCGCCTCTGCCAATTTCGACATGTCAAGAAGCTGTTTCTCGATGTCGGCCAATGCCTGTTTCTTGTTTTCAAGTTCAGCATCCAGAGCGACCCAATCCTCATCTTTCGGCATATCACGCTTGCGCTCATCAATGCGTGACGGTATCATTTCAACCTCATTCTTGATGCGGCGTTTCTTAGCCTGTATCTCACGTTTGTACTCTTCAAGGTTCTTTCCCGTGAGTTTGGATAACAGGCTCTCGAACTCCTTATTGCCCGTTGCGATTTCCATGTCGGACACTCCACCTGCCATACGGAACAGCATAGCCCGTTGCGTTTCTGGCTTCTGTTTCGGGAAATAGAGAGGGTTTGTGATGAACTTGAATACCTCTTCGGAGCAGAGATTTGAAATTTTCTCATCGAACTCCTTTACTGAACACGGGACATCGTTGTACAAGCGTTCTTCCTCGTGTCCGTCAAAGGTCTCTTCTGCCTGACCTCTTTTCTTAGTCCACTTCTCATTGTAGCGGCGGCACAGAGTAACCTCTTCACCGTTCACCAGAAGCGTAACGGTTACTTCATGGGGAATACGGGGTATGGCACGACCCTCTTTGTCCCATGTCTTGATTCCGAATTTCTTCTGGTCCTTGCTGTTCTTGCCGAAAAGTACCCATGTAAAACCGTCAAAAATCGAGGTCTTGCCCAGACCGTTTCTTGCTGAAATGGTCGTAAGTGAGCTATTGAACTCAATATCAAGGTTTCGTATGCCCTTGAAGTTGAGAAAACTCATTTTCTTAATGATTACTGATTTGCTCATGCGTTGAATTATTTTTTGGTTGCTATATATGTTGCTGCCTTGCTGTCGATTTCAGAATTGGTCGGTATGCGGTCCTGCAACTGCCATTCTTCAATCTCCTTTTTCTTGAAATACACAAGCTTTCCCTGCTTGTAGTGGGGAATGTCACGGCTGCTCACAAGGTGGTATATCCTGCTTTCGCTTACCCCCAAGAGCAAAGCGACTTCTTTCACGTTCAGGACTTCCTTTGCCCCAAGTCTCACGAGTGTTTCTATACGGTCTAACTGCTCTTTCATATTACACCTCCTCTTCTAAATCAAGTTCAGGTAATAGACCTTTCGATTTCCAATAGACTGCAATACTGTATGCCATGTATCCGGAGGCAAATCCTATCGCTTTTGAAATTAGGAAATCACGATACCATGTTTCCTGATTTGTAGATTCTCCTGCGATAAATACAAGGCAAATCATACCGAGTAATGCGAGTATCAACATTCGCCAATTAGAGTTCGCTCTCATACGTATTGATTTTGTTCTTCCCGTGGGAAGAGTGTTTTAACATCTACTTTATACCTCTCTGCGATGATTGTCTGCGCCAACTCATCTGGAACTTGCCGTCCCGACAACCACATTCTTACGGTTACCTCGCTACGATGTGTGATTTTAGATACTTCTTTCACGAACTCCTGAGCCGCAGTAGGTTTCCGCAGCTCTTCTTCATACAATTCCTTAAAGGTCTTTTTTGCTGCCATTATGCTATTTCTTTGTTATAAGTTTGCCTATTAAGCGCACTTTTGCGTATATTTGCACGCAGGTTTGACTTCATTGTTCCAATAACTTTTGTTATCGGTTACAAAGATAGAGAGAACTCTGTATATGTGCAAGTATTTTACCGAGTAAATTCTAAAATTTTTTATGCAATAAATGGAAACAACAGTAAAACAGAGACTTATAGAATTTCTAAAATACGCAGGAATAGGACAAGCTAAGTTCGAAAAGCGTATCGGGGCAGGAAACGGCTTCGTGAACAACATAGTCAAGAGCATAGGAGGCGAGAAACTACAGAGCATACAAAGGGAGTTTCCAGAATTAAGTACCGAGTGGCTTCTGTACGGGACGGGGGAAATGCTGAATCCGAGACAGGCGATAACGGGAGATCACAATACACAGGTTGCCGGGCATGGTAACAATGTCAATTCATCGGAGGCTCTGTCAAAGGCTCTCGATGAGATTGCGGAACACCGTAAACTTCTTGCCAAGTCTCAGGAGCAGATAGACCGATTACTTGCGATAATTGAAAAGATTAATAAATGAATACAGATATGGAAAACTATAACAGAACTGTCATAGACCTGCTGAAAAAAACTCTCTCCGATTACATCGCTACCGGGGAAGTGGATGCAGATTCGATAAACGAAGCCCAAAATAGGCTCGCTCTTGACCTTGACAGGTGCAAGGTGGGTAATTTACCCTGTGAGGAATTGGAAGCCCTGTACGGGGACGTAACGTGGCTGAAATGCGATTTGCTTGAATTATGAGTAGGCGCAGGGTGTATAGGGATGAAACGCTTGCTATAATTGGGCGTTTCTTCGAGGCTTTGGATGCGCTTATTGAGACTAAGGCTATCAGGGGGCTAAACACGTATTGCACGAAGTACAATATCGACAGCCGCCACATATATGCCCAGAAGAAAGACCTGAACAAAGGATTTTTCGAGGTGTATTGGATTTTACCGATGATTTCTGATTACGGTGTCTCTTCAAAATGGATGCTGTTCGGCAAAGGACCGATGTTCAGACCGACCGCCAAACGAGATACAGGAACGGGGGATGCCAAATGACAGCAACCCCTTTCTTCTCTTTTCCCCCATACCCCCTTATCTCTACTATCCAT